CGCCGCCGATCTCGACGATTCCCAGCGCGCCCGCGCGAGCGCCGCGCTTCGCGAAGCGCTCGCCGACATGGGGCCGATGCTCGCGGCCCGGCAAGAGAGCATGTCGGGTACCGTCGCGATCCGGCCGTTAAGGGGCCTAGCGTCAACGCTGACGGCCTCACACCCCGATTCCTATACCCGAGTACCCCCGGATAGCCAGCGCGGGCCGTAGGGCCGTTCACGGAGACCTGAATACGGGAGGCCGGTATTCAGGGAAACGGCGACTTCCCTGAACTTGAGTCGACCCGACTCAAGTTCGGCGGGAACCGGGATTACTCACGGGAAGTGTTGTTCCCGCAAGTAATAATCGGGCGTGTCTTCCCATGGCACGCAAAAGGGGCAATCCTCTCGGATCGCCCCTCTGTCTAGCGGCTTAGCGGAACATGCCCGTGTCGATCACGTCGTCGTCGCCCCCGCCGTTCTGCTTGCTGTTGAACTTCTTCCGCAGGGCCTTCTTCTGCCCCTCGATCACGCGTCGAGCCTTCGCGATCTCGGCCGCCGTGGCTTTCTTGTGCTCAGGGTTGTCCCCCTGGACAGCCTTGAGTACCTGCTGAAACACCTCTTTGTCGTGCTGCTTGTCCTTCGACATGGCTACTTCCCGTCGATGATGGCTTGCGCGTCGGCAATGATGCCGTTCAGCACACCCATACGTTGCTTGTCCTTCGTGCTGAGGTTCTTCTTCGACTGGCCCATGATGCGCTGCTTCTCAGCTCGGGCCTCATCTTGCACTTTCTTCGCCGTGTTCTTCGTGAGCTTCATGTCGTCCTTTCGTCTGTGTCCGTTGAACTCTTACATAATACCACACCCCATGAGGGGCGCAGGTGGGCACCCCATGTCCGTTATGTGTAGTAAGTATGTGCTTGCCATCGTGTGACCTCAACCTTTCGGCCAACATATGGATACCGAATGTACAAGCATGAGTCAACCGAACGGGCATAATGCCTGGTAGGGGGTACCCTTCGGGGGTTTCGCTCGGGCGTGTCGCGGTCCGGCGCGGGCACCCCCTTTTGGTCGGGCTCCGAAAGCACACCGTGTTTGGAAAGCGCTTACCAATCGGACCGAACAAAAGCCCCGCCGAAACGGGGCTTTTGCCTTAGAGACGACCTGCCGCGTCACTGGGGTCGTCATCGTAGTACGAAGCTGCGGTATAACCGCCGATCTGTGGATTCCAAGGGTTGCACCGGTGACCAGAGCAACGCGGGCAGTACAGCGCCGCATTCACGCCGGGACAGAGGCAGCTTTTCATTTCGTCGATGCTGTGCGTGCAGTTCCGAGCATTCCGGCTCGGCATCATGCGCGTGTCCTGCGATCCTTGCATCATCTCATCCTATCGTCGTACCCTGTTGTGTTGTAGCTGCAACTCTAATCGAATGCGCGCCGAGCGTCCACCCCTGCGGCGAACTTTCTCAAATATTTTTCAGGGCAGCGAAAAGCCCCGCCTCATGGGCGGGGCTTCCCGGAACCGGCAGGATGTGCCGGTTCCGATCCTAGCTGAGGCGGTAACCGACCGACGTCGGGTTGTACGCGGTGCGGTTCGGGTTGAACGGAGATTTTCTTCAGAGCTAGCGTTTCCGCAGTTGAACGGCCGTCATGCCGTGCCGGTCGGGACGCACCGGCCCTTCGTACACGCGCTGCACTTCGCCCCGGCCGCCGTACGTGAACGCGCCGCACCCGGCGTCGCACGGCGGGATGCGCTTCGGGATCGGGTCAAGCTCGGTCCATCCCTTCAGGTACCCGCTCCCGCCGCACGTCTCGCACGCGGCGACCTCGCGCCGCCGCTGCGGGATCGGCTGGTATCCGAGCCCTTCCGACTCCACAAGCTCGACGTAGTGCACCCGCTTCCACCCGCCGAACGCCTTCACGATCGCTTCCACCCGCTTCCATTGCGGGCAGCGGCGGCGTGGACCCTCCGGCTTCAGATCATTGATGTTCGGGACGTGCACGCGCGCGTCCTTCGCGTCCCTGCGGCACGTCGTGCAACCGGCGACGACGGCGCGGAACCCGCGCACCTTCAGTGCGCCGTTCGCGTCGAGCGCGTCGAGCAGGTAGTGACCGGCGAACACCTCGTATCCGTCCCGGTCCGCTCCGGCTTCGTCGGGCCATGGCTCGAAGAGCACTTGCAAGGCCGGTGGCTGCGGGGTTCTCATCGTTCGGTCTCCGCAGCGCTCATGACGTCTTGCCAGTTGTCGGCCCACACCCCGCCGAAATCGCGTACATGCCCTTCCGAGAGCAGTCCTTCGGCCTGCTTCTCGGCGGCGTCGGCGTCCGGCGCTTCGACCGTGAGGTGATACGAGGTGATCACCCAAACCTCAACCTGGTATCGCTTGTTCGCCATCATCGTTCCCCGTTCTCGTCGATCGGTCGCGCACACATGCTGAGCAGCACGTCGACCTCGTCGCGGTGCACGAGCAGTTCGGCAACGCGATCTTCAGTGTCGATGCAGTCCGAACCTGGTGGATACACTGACACGCGCATGAAGTCTTCCAGGATCGGCGCGGATGCGGCGTCGCACAGCGGAATCGGGTAGGCGTGCACCTGGTAGCCCGAAGGGAGGCGCACCTTTTCGGGCCGGTCCGCAGTTGCCGAAGACAACTGCGGACGCGACATGTTCACGAACTCTTTCATCGTTCCCCGTTCTCGTACCGCGCTTGCAAGTCCTTCTCGGCGCAGACGGGGCACAGCTTCGAGCCGTTCGCGCCGATCAGCGCCGAGTGGAACACGGCGCGGGTGTGCGGCTTGCACAGCGGCTTGAATCCGAGCGCCGAGAGGTGCACGACGCGTCCGCGCTTGTCCGTGATGGGTGTGCTCATCGCTTCGTCCTTTCGTCTTGTGTCCAGCAACTCTAACATAAAAGCCCCGGCCTGTGAAGACCGGGGCTTGTCTTGCCTCACACGAGGACGCTGTGCTGTCCGTCTTCGGAGATTTCCGAGACCTCGTTCACGAACAATCCCGTCGATCGGATCACGAGGTACGTGAAGTACGGCCCGACATCCGGGTGCTGCTTGCCGTAGGGCCAGTTCGCCGAGCCATACGACGAGTGCGAGATGTCGCGAGCGATGACCTTGAATGTCCCATGGATGTCCTGCGTGTCGTCGGCGAGCCACATCGTGTCGCCGACGACGGGTGGGTACAGGGTGTACAGCTTCCCGTCGCCTCGTGCGCCGTTCAGCCACAACGACGTGTACTTGTACATCATCCCGAGTCGGTGCATCCCGGCGTCTTCCCGCAAGTGGAAGCCGCACACTGCGTAGTCTTTCTGTTCCATCATGTCGTCCTTTCTCTGGTTATTTCACGCGAACCCATGTGACCGGCGCATAGCACCGGCTGCACGAGTAGGCGTCCGCGAGCCGCTTCGGGGGCATCCGGTGCCGGGTGTGGCGAACCGTGCAGTCCGGCGCGCATACCCCTTCAATCCCGCCTTCGGGCATGTCGACGTTCTCGGCGCACCGCTGCGGCCGAGCGCCGAGCCGGATCGCCCACATCTGCCACTGCACGCCGTGCCCGGCCTTGTGCCCGGCGAGCGCGTGCGCGATCTCGTGCCGGATCGTGTCGTCAACGTCCGCTTCGGTGTTCCGCTCGACGAAGTGCCGCGACAGCGTGATCGTGCGCTTCCCGTGGTGGCACGAGCCGCAACGGCGCTTGGCGTTGTCGAAGCGGAACGACCAGGTGTTGCCGATGCCGTGGTCTTCCATGAGGGTGAGCGCGAGGTTTTCGGCGTCTTCGAGGTTCATCGTTTCGTCCTATCGTCTACTTCGCCGCGTGCTCGGCGATGATCTCGGCCGAGCGCCGCGCTTCGACGAAGCTGCGGTGCTCGCGGGTGTGAATCAGTCGGCGGCCGTACGGCGCGTCGTCGTCGAAGCGCCACACGTGCAGCAACCCGCCTTCGAACGCGGTGTACGTGACGCGGTACCGGTGGGTATCGGTCTCGGCCTGCGTGTACTTGCGGCGTAGAACCCAGCGGAGGGGCATCGTTTCATCCTATCGTCTGACTTGCAACTCTGATGATAATAGCACGGTGCCCCGGCCCTTGCGGGCCGGGGCTCGGAATCTACGCTCGGACGGCGACGCCGCGCGCCCGGCAGCTGTCCGCGTACCGCTCGTAGCAGGCGACGCAGTACCGCGAGCCCAACTCGTTGATGCGGGTGGACAGCTCGACGCAGCGGACACCGGTCTTGAGGCTGCGGTTCCAGCACTGCCCGTACTGCTGCTCAATCCACGCGGCGGCGTAGTGCTGCGCCGCCACGGAGTTGCGGAAGCGCTCGGCGATCGGCGCGGGGGAGCTGCTGAGCGTGCGGTGCTCGGCGTCCGCGTCGATGATGTCCAGGAACGCGCCGCCCTTGGTCCGCGACGTGTCGTCGTAGACGCGGATCTTCGTCCGCCCCCACATCGCGATGAGCATGTTTCCGTGCTTCACCGAAGGCGTCCAGTGCAGCGTGACCTTGTCCATGATGACCTCCCAGTCGTCGAATCGTCCTGTCGTCTGTAACCAAGCTTAGTAGCCCTTGCACGAGGGTGCAAGGGCCACGGCAAATATTTTTGAATTCTTTTGTTCTCGCAGGTGAGCTAGGCCGAAGGCGTCTCGTCGAGCCGGTTCACTTCGGCGAACGTCACGCTTGCCTTGAGCGCGTCGAGCGACAGGAACCGACGCCCGACCCGGTGGTATTGGTGGTGTACGCCTTCGATCGCCGCGTACAGCGCGCACACGGCGTTCTCGGCTTCGACTTCGTGCGTGAAGGCGTCCGATGTGGCAGGCGTACCCGCCGCGTCGTCTTCGTGATTCAGTGCCCGGTCGAAGTTCACGCGGACGCTGTAAGCGTGGATCATGGCGGGGTCCCTCCGTGGTTGTGCCCGTGCTCAACATGCTAGCGAATCGAGCCCTAGCAGGTCAAACACGGGCAATTCCTTACCCGCCGTTCTCGAAGGGCTTGCGCTCCATCTGCTTTTCTGCGTCCTGTACCCGCGTCTCGCGGTTCTGCGTGCGCGTCTCGCGGCGCGTCTGCGCCGCTGCGGCCGGTGCCGGACGTCCCGGCTTGTGACTTCCCATTACTGCCCTTTCGGCTTGTGCGTGAACCATGACCGGTTGACGCGGTCGAAGGCGTCGTACGCGACGTCGTCGACCGGTTCCATCCGGGCCGGAGCGGCAGGCGCGGCGAACGGCGACCATCCCCCCGTCGCCTGCCCGTGTTGGTTCTCCTCCGTGACCTTGCCGGGCTTGATCCCGCGTCGCTTCAGCTCGGCGCGCTGCGCGCGCGTCTGCTTGCTCTTCATACTGTTCAGTCCTTGTCTTCGTCGTCGCCGGGTTCGAGCGCCTTCACGAAGACGTCCGTCGCGGGCAGGTTGTCGAACGTCCACATCCCGACGAGCGCGACCGGGAAGTACGAGTGCCCGAGCGCCTGCGTCCGGTCGGGGGAGCCACCGGAAGCGAAGCGCCCGAGCGTGTGCGGCTTGGTCTGGAATCCTCGATACGCTTCGAACGTCCGCGTATCGAAGTCGACGAGGTATCCCCATTCGCAGAAAAGCGAGTCGTACGGGAAGTCGGACGCGTCTTCGATGTACCCGGCCTTGAGCGTCTGCACGAGGTCGCCGTGCGTGCGCCGCAGCAGCACGTACCACTCGTCGAGTTGCCGTGTCGACACTCTCACGTCGGCGTAATCGGCAAGGCGTTCCTGCTGTTCCCGGCTCGGCTTCGTCTCGCTGTTGACGACTTCGAGCCGACGCGCGAGCGTGGCGACCTGGTCGCCGGAGTCGGCGAGCAGCAGCGTTCGCAGCGCGTCGAGCGTGCTCGCACCGAGTCCTTCGGGGTACGAATCCCAGTGGACATAGCCGATCTTCTGTTGCCCGTCGATCACGAGCCCCATGAACCCGCGAGTTCCCATGTCAGTATCCTTTCGTCAAGTGACGGATTCGTCACAGGTGCGTGCAGTCCCGAACCTTCTTACCGCAGTACCAACAAATGTCGTCGTCGCCCTGCGGTGCGTTGTCGGTGTTCATGTTTCCCCTTCGTCGAATGATCGGAGGTGTAGCGCCTCCCCTAGGTTCTTCGGCGCAAGCCGAAGAACCACAGGCAAGCTCTATCCGATCGCGAAGCCGATCACGGCCGCGATGATGAACACTCCGGCGAGCGCGACGGCCGCGAGTGCGAGATGCTGCCACACGTTCACGGTCACCACTTCCCGAAGGTGTCGAAGCCGTCGTACGCGTCGTGAATGTCGCCGGTGAACTCGTCGCGCCACTTCCACGGCACCGACTGCTCGTCGAGCCACTTGCCGACTCGCGTCATGAGCTGCATGTGCAGCTCGGCACAGCCTTGACCCTTCGCGTCGCGGTAGCCGTACGCCGTGTCGAAGTTGATCAACGCGAAGTGCTTCGGCGTCTGAAGCGCGGGCTCGCCGTCCTCGTCGTAATCGGAGTCGTCGGCGTACTCGTCGTTCGGCTGCGCCCACGCGTCTTCGGCCCCGAGGTGAATCCACGTCCGCGCCGGGAGCCCTTGACCGACTACGGTCGACCAGGTGTTGCGGAAGGCGCTGCTCTCGATATCCCAGAGCTGCTGATCGGGGGTGCGGCTGTACTCGTCGAACTCGGCGAGCGCGGCTTGCACGACGTACTTGAGCGCGTGCAGGTCGACCGGCTTCTGAACGTACATGTCGGTGCTGAGTGTCATGATGTCATCCTTTCGTCTGTGTCTTGAATATTATCAGAGTGCCCCCGGGGCTTGCGCCCCGGGGTCCCTCGAACTTACCAGCGGAGGCCGATCGCGTCCTGAATCAGGCGCGCCGCGCGGCTCGGCTTCGCCTGCTTCTCGGCGGCGTCGAGCGCGCGCCCCATGTCGTCGGCGAGCGCCGCCTTCACGGGCGTGTGCACCCGGTCGGCGACCAGGTCGAGCAGTCCGGCGCGGTTGTCGGCCTGTCCCGCTCCGACGCCGTCGTATTCCACCCGCAGTTCCTTCGACAGCTCGCGCTCTGCCTGCGCCTTCTCGCGCAGCGCCGCCGCGATGTAGACGCCTTCGGCGGCGTCGTAATGGAGCGTGAAGGGCTTCACCTTACGCGCCTCCCGCTCGGCGCGGGGGAGGAAATCCCCGGCCGCCTCGCGCGCCGCGCTGTGCGCCGCCTGTGCCGCCTTGTACACCGCGTCGGCCGACTCGTACACGGCGTCGGCGACGGCTTCGAGTTCGGTTCCTTCGGCGTCGTACGCCGCCTTCATCGCCTTGTCACGCAGGGTCGACGCGTCGGCGAGCGCCTGCGCCGTGGGCGACAGCGGCTCGGCACCCGGAACAACGGCGTGATTGCGGTAGGTCTCGCCGAACCGGTCTTCGTGGTCGTCCTCGTGAGCGTGGGGCTTGACGCACTGCGTCGGCGTGGCCCCGACCTTGCCGACGCGCTGAAGGCACCGGCCGGGCTTGATCTCGGGAGCGGCCGGGGTCTGCGCCTGCGTCTTCTCGGCGTCCTTCGCGATCACCTTAAGGCAGCGCTTGCAGGTCACGGCGTCTTCGGTGGGGTAGAGCGCGCTCGGGGTGCGGCCTCCGACGTTGTGATGCTGCATTCCGCAGGCGGGGGACCAACGGCCGTTGGTGAATTCGCTGCCGCCGAGGTGAACCGCGCCGCCGTTGAACTTCGCTCGAACGTTCATCTTCTTCATCCTGTCGTCTCGTCGTCTTGCTTGTCCCTTAAGCCTACGCCGGTTCGGGGGCGCTGTCTAGTGACTCTGATATAAATAACCGAACTTATTTTTGTAGGGTTCACGGTAACACCTAGGGGTCGACGAAAGCCGGACCCCGAAGAGTCCGGCTCCCTAGATCAGCGCGGCGATAGCGAGCGCAAAGAGGCCGAGCAAGACGACGTGCGCCGCCTGGTCGAGCTTCGGCAGCGCCTCGCGGTCGGCGTCGATCCACCCCGACTTGCCGATCAGGCGCATCGCGGCTTCGAGCGTCCACCTGCGGTCGATGATGTAGTGCGTGATCCCGTTCAGGGTCAACGTCGACCACACGACGAGTGCGGCGTGTCCGTCGTACTCGACGCCTTCGACGACGAGCGCCGCGCCGAGCACTCCGGCAAGCGACGCCGTGTACGTCACGGCGTGCTTCGCGCAGTTCCACCGGCCGAGCTGGTCAAGGAACCGCGTTCCGCCTTGTCCCTTGTGCTGCGCCTGGTAGTCCGTCTGCACAAAGTAGTCGCCGAGGTAGTGCCCGACGAGTAGCGCCGCGAAGATGGTTGCGAACATGACCTTTCGTCCTTTCGTCGGTCCCGGCCTCGCGGCCGGGACCCCCTTACGGTGCCATCTCCCGGACGACGATCGTGTGCACGGTGCTGTCGGGGTCGGTCGTCTGCGCTTGGAACGCCGACGAGCCCCAATCGGTCGCGAAGGCGATTGCCGGGGCGATGCCGTCGATACATGCGGCAGTCGGGCAGAGCGGTTCGCTGTCCGACTGACCTTCTTCGACCGGGTGGGACGTCTCGACATTCCATCCCGGACGCGTGGTGTAGAACATCCTTCATCCTTTCTCGTTACGCCGAGCGTAGCGGACAGCGTCGAGCGCTGTCCGCTATCCGGCTACGTGCTGCCGCAATTGGCGTTCGCAGCCTGCCCGGCTCCCGGGGCGGGATGGTAGTTCCCGCAGATAGTGCACGGCCCCTTCATTCCTATTCACCTCCCTTCGGATACTCGTCGATGGCGATCCCTAGCTTCGCTTCGACGTATTCGAGCTTGTCCAAGGACTTCGCGAGGTTCGACAGCAGGTGGTTCCGGCCGTCGTCGCTCGTCTCTGCCCACTGCTGTACGAGGTGCATCGATGCGCCCGCCACCTGCGACAGCGCATTGATGTGGAGCGTGAGGCCGGGACCAGCCTGCATGTCGCGCTCGCGGATCACGCGCGCGTATGCGCGGCGCATGAGGTCGGCGCGGTTCCTCTTCTCGGCGAACGCCTGCCGTAGGAATGTGATCGCGGCTTCGAGCCGCTGCGCTGCGATGGGCGGCGTGTGGCCGTCCCAAGCGGGCGACGTCTCGACGTCGGGGATGCCTTCGAAGAGATACCAGTGATCGGCCTGGTAGTGGTTCGTCACCTGCCCGGCCGGAGTGTCCGCCTGCACGACGAACCATCCCCCGCCGAAGCACTCTTCCCCGCTGTGGTGACGCCACGACCGGGTGACTTCCCATCCGACTGCCGTGAATCCGTGCAGCGCGAGGGCGTTGTACAACATCCGGTACTGATACAGCTCATTGTGCGTGTGGTGTCCGTCCGACGCCGTTCCGGCCGCGAGGTGTTCGCGCAGAACATCGAGCTGTGCCTGAGCGGTCCGGTAGTCCGCAAGGTTTCGCCGCGCGGCTTCTTCCCAGTCGATATCGGTCATGTTCTGTCCTTTCGTCGGTTGTCGAATTATGTCAGAGTACCACGAAGGGCCGACCCTTCGGGGTCGGCCCTGCGCTTACTTCCGCCTACGCGATTCCTGCGCCGCGCAGATGATCACGACTACCAGTGATATCCACGCGGCCACGCACGCGAGCCCTATCACTGCCACGGCCACCGGCCGTCGCGCCCGGCTTCGAGCGTCTGCATGATGCTGAACGCCGAATCCGAGAACCCGCCGAACTCGTGCCGGTTGCCCGATCCGGTCGGCATCATCGACGCCACGTAGCCCGTGAGGTTCCACGCGTACAGCGGGACGTTCGCGGGAACGGATTCCGTGACACTGCGGCCGTAGTACCCGATTCCGCCGACCGTCTGCATGTCCGTCAGAATCACGACGCGGTCGTGCCCGGCGTACGTGGCGCGCACGGCTCCGGCGATGTCGGTTCCGTGCCCGGCTTCGCCGACACGGTCGACGAGCTGCTTCGTCTGCCGCAGCACCGACCCGCCGTAAGCGAGTTCGTGCCGGAACGTGCCCGTCGCGAAGCCGTACAGGTTGACCTTCGCGGCGTTGCGCCCGAGCGCGACGCCGAAGAGCGCCGCCGCTTCGACGTAGTGCACCGAAGAGCGGTCCGACAACGGCGTCTGCATCGACGCCGACGTGTCGACGAGCACGAGCGTGCGCCCGCGCAGCTTCGGTACGTTCGCTGTTGACAGGTCAAGCGCTTCTTCGAGCGCCTGCCCCCAACGGAGCGACGGCGCGGCCTTGTACGCCGACAGGTACCGGTACGGAAGCTGTCGCGAGGACTTCACGCGCTCGGGGTCGGCGATGATATCGGCGACCTTCTGCGCGTGCACCTTCGACACTCCGGCTTCGTCGAAGCCGCGAAGGTTGCGAATCAACGCCATGTAGCCGAGCGCGTCGGCGTCGATGAGCGCTTCCCACAGCTTCCGCTTGTCGATCTTGTCGCCCCCGAGCGAGAGTGCGTCTTCCCACGTGAGCCCGGCCGCGCGAAGCTTCTCGACGTCGAGGAGTAGGTTCGGGTTCGAACCGACGAGTCGACGGTACTGCGAGTTCTTCGTGAGCAGCGGGAACAGCTCGGGGTCGATGCTCTCACGGCCGTGGCGACGGTCGATGGCGAACTCGAAGAGATCGCCGGTCGGCGTGTCGCGCACGTCGGGGTGCGTGGTCGCCGGGCACACCGTGTCGACGACGTCGCCGAAGCGGTAGCCGTGCGACGGCGTGTCGTACTTGAGAAGCGAATACTCCGTGTACAGCGCCTTCCGGCCCGTCTTCAGCCCCGAGATCGCGTCGGCGATGCCGCGCTTCACGGCGATCGGGATCGAGCGGCCGTACTGCGAGCGGCAGTACGCGATCATCTCGCCGGGCTCGTCGGCGCGCTGAAGTACCGAACGGACGACGGCGCGCGCCGTGTGCGACGCGTGAAGCGGCAGCTCGCCGTCACGCGCGAGTGCCTGCATGGTGCGCGCGTACTCCACTGCGCCGACGATCGCCGACGTGCGGATGTTGGCTTCACTGCGGAGCCACTTCAGGAACTCAGCGACCCAAGCGGGGTCGGCCGTGGCGACCTCGCGCACGAGCGCGACGAAGCGCTTCGCGCCTGCGTCGGGCGTCTCGTAAAACGTCTTCTCGCCGAAGAAGCGGCCGACCGCGAGCACGAAGAGTTCGCCCTTCGCGTCGCGCTTGAATCCCTGTGCGCCTTCGCCCGTCTTCAGACGCGGCTTGACGGCGCTCGAAATCGGCGACTGCGTCGCCGTGCGGGTTCCGACCTTGTTGAACTTCGTCATGATGTCCTCTCGTTTACAGGGGTGGGAGGACTACACCCGAAGAAAGCGGCGCGCGAATCCGATCGAGACCGGGACACTGCTGCTCTACCAATTGAGCTACCCAAGCGTTTAGACGAGGGCCGGGACTCGAACCCGGATCAGCCGTTTAACAGACGGAAGGAACCGTTCTCTGCACTTCGCGCGTCGCTCTTCAGTTGAGACCTCCCGATTCACAGTGCGCTCGGCATGTGGTTTCGAACCACGTTCTAGCAAAGAACCTTTTCCGAAGTATCCGTGCGCGTCACATCGGGAGATGTGAAACTTATGAGCTGTCCGAATCCGGGCGAGTGCGGAAATGTTAGCGCTCTATCCACTGAGCTACATCCCGACTCTTCGGGATGGGAGGAATCGAACCTCCGACCTCTCGATCCTGATTCGAAGTAACCGAACTCTTCACTTCGGACAGCTATGAACTTAGATCATCCCGAATCTCGTCGCCTGCGGAAACGGACGTGATCGGAAGCTACTTCCGGCCGAACCGGATGCTTGCCGCGTCCACTGAGATTGGTAGTGGAAGTAACCGCGTGCTGCACTTCGGGATGAAGTTGTGCCGCTCGAATCAAAGTGTGATCGGATATGCCCGCCAACGGGCACGGTCCCAAGTAAGGGGGACCGATCGGAATCGAACCAATGAAGTAGCCATTCACGGCACTTCGAGCGGTGCATGATTCGAATATACACGAGGGTCCGAAGGCTCGCAACCGGGTACCCGCCTTCGGCGTCGCCGCAGCTCAAGGCCGGTGCCGTGGACTCGATCGGCCCGTGATAAAATTTTCTCATCGACAACCGACGAGAGGACAGACGATGCAACTCGTGTGGAACCTGCATCCGAAGCAGATCAACATTCAGCAGGCGCTCAGCGCCGCGTTTCAGTACACGCTGATCAACTACGACGACGGCCGCGCCGAGCTGAGCGTGCAGCACCGGGGCGACTCGCCGAGCGCGCCCCCTATCAAGCGGTTCGTGTACAAGAACCGGAACGGGGCCTTCGGCGGCGCGCAGCGCTTCGAGAATCAGCACGGCTACCGCGATCCGGCGCACCACGCGCCCGCCGAGATCGTGCCGTTCTTGCCCGAGCTGCCCGTGCAGATCGTCGTTGTGATCCGCTCGGCGCAGGAGGACGCGCAGGCGGCGCGGAACACGGTCGACCGGGGCGACGCGCCTGAAGCACTCTTCGAGCAGGAATACGGCGCGTACGCACACATCTGCACGGCCGTGCTGTGCTGCCAGACGTACGACTGCTATGCGCGCACGGAGATCGACAAGCCGACGTGCGCCACGCACGACGAGAACACGGAGGATTGACCATGGCAGACCAACGTCCGCCCCGCATCGGCTCGCGGCCGACGCCGCGTGATCCGCAAACCGAGCAGGTGCGCGACCAGACGACGAAGGGGAACCCCTTCGCGAAGAAGTACGGCACGAAGCCGGAGGGTGACCGGTGATCCTTGCCGACATCGATCTGTGGGACTTGCAACGGCGACACGGGATCGTCGAGCCGTGGGAAGCTGATCACCTGCAACCTGCGAGCGTCGATCTCACGCTAGGGAACGAGTTCATCGCAGACGGCGTGAAGCACGAGCTTGTCAAAGGCGCGTCGTACGCGCTCGCGCCCGGCGAGTTCATCCTTACCACCACACGTGAAGCTGTGTACGTGCCGAACGGCTACGCCGCACGGGTCGAAGGCCGGTCGTCGTGGGGTCGGAAGGGACTGCTCGTGCACGCGACGGCCGGGTTCGTTGACCCCGGCTTCCGGGGCACGATCACGCTCGAACTGAAGAACCTCACGCAGACAGAGACGCTGCGACTTCCGGTGGGCGCGCGGTTGTGTCAGATCACGTACCTTCGCTGCATGAGCCGTTCTGAGCGGCCGTACGGCTCCCCCGACCTTGGGAGCCACTACCAAGGGCAGGCCGGAGCCACGCCTAGCGTGCTGTGACCTGCGGAAATACATGCTCTGAAATAAATCGGGGGACCCCCTTGCAGGGTCCCCCGATGCCATGCTAAATTACTTTTACCAGTCAGAACGACGACAGACGATAGGACGAAACGATGAACCTCACGGCTTCCCTGAACAGCAAGACTGTTGCCGAGCTGCGTAAGCTCGCCGCTTCATACAACATCGCCGGACGCTCGACGATGAAGAAGGGCGAACTCGTCGCCGTGCTCGCTCACGACGGCCTCGCCGAGCTGTCGATCGCGATCGAGAACATCGACGACGCCGCGCAAGAGCGCTTCGCCGAGCAGGTCGGCCAGTCGCAGCAGCCGAACGAGGTCGCCATTCTGCGCGACGCTCCCGGCCGCGCCATCGTCACGGCCGCCTTCGACGGCCGCACCGTGGGCGGTTCGATCGTCCGCGTCGGCCGCCGCTACATGCTGACGGCCGGAACCATCACGATCAAGGCGAACACCTTCGAGAAGATCGCAAAGCTCTTCGCGAAGCGACTCGGTTTCCGCGCCGACGTGATCAGCATCGACCGCGCCGTCTGCTAGGTTGGGAGGGCAGCTAACAAGGGCCGGTGCCTAGGCGCAACCTAGATCGCACCACTTCCACGCACGGGCACCGGCCGCTCGCGACACAGGATGAAATCATGACGATCATGACTACGACCAGGCACAAGGCGACGCCGTCGCACCGCGACGGCCGGGCGGGTGTGTACCGCTCGAAGACGGCGCGCAAGCCCGATCCCCTGTGGCGCGACATCGTCGTCGGAGCCGTGTTCTTTACGGCGCTCTGCGTCGGCGTGGTCGCGATCCTCGTCGGTGGCTTGATCATCTTCGGTTAGAGAGAATGGACAGCATGACAGAGAAGACGATCGTGTACACGCCGACCCTGCGAGCGCTCGAAGTGAAGAGCTTCGCCGAAGGCGTGCAGTTGCTCGCCGAGCAGATCGAATCTGGACAGGCGAAAGACGCCACGAAAGAGCAGATCGCCGACGCCGAGAAAGCCGCGCTCGCGCTGCTGCGAAACGCACCGCTCGCCATCCGGGCGATTCGTGGTCTCGAAGGCTTCGCCGACGAGTTCGCACAGCACGCCACCGACCGGCGCGACGAGATCATGACGGCGCTGTACGGCCCCGATACGGCGTGAAGCTCGATCCGAAGCGCGTCGGTCTCATGCTTGTGATCGTCGGCGCGGTAATGACGCTCTCGGCGCTCGTATTGATCGCGCTCGCCGAGACGTACCTCAAGGTAGGACCATGAATGTTTGGCTGTACGTCGGGAGCGTGGCAGTGCTCGCGGCCGGTCCGATCGTCGGCGTCGTGCTCGGTTCCCGAGCCTTCGACGCTGACGACGAGACTGAGCCGGAGCCTGCGGAGTGCACCGACGATACGACGCAGATCGAGCGGGTTACCGACGCCGATCCGTACATGTACTAGATAACGACGAAGGGAAGACATAGGATGAAAACCGTGATCATTTATGAGCCGGGCGACCTGCTGACGGCCGACCAGGCGGCCGACCACTTCGGCTATTCGCGCGACTACTTCCGTGCAATGCTCCAGATGAGCGACAAGGCGGCCGACCCGCGCTTGATCCGGCTCAAGATCGACACCGACGAGTCGTGGCGCAAGGCGAACAAGAGCAAGGCGCGCTTCGTCTTCGAGTACGACGCGCTCAAGGCGTGGTACACGAAGCGGCAGAACCGCCCCACGGTCAAGGCGAAGGCGGCGCGCCGCACGAAGACGCCGAGCCCGATCCTGTAGCACCGCGAACGGCCGCCTTCGGGCGGCCGTTTTCGTATACTCACGGTATGCACGCGCCTGAATCGCCCGACCTCGCGACAGAGATCATTGCCGCGCTCGACGATGCCGAGCGCGCGAAGATCGACTACACGGCCGACCCCGTTCGGTGGGCGACCGACGTCGGCGTGCACCTGTGGTCGAAGCAGCGGGACGTGATTCAGTCCGTACGCGACCACCGACGCACGGCCGTGCACTCGTGCCACAACGTCGGCAAGACGTTCACGGCGGCCGTGACGGCGGCGTGGTGGATTGCCTCGCACAAGCCCGGCGAAGCCTTCGTACTCTCGACTGCGCCGACCGCACCGCAGGTGAAGGCGCTGCTCTGGCGTGAAATCGGCCGCCTGCACGGGCGCGCGAACCTCTTCGGCCGGGTGAACCTCACTGAGTGGTACATCCCGAACGACGCCGGAGGCGAAGAGCTAGTTGCCTTCGGCCGCACCACGTCGAAGGACAACGAAGCCGCGTTTCAGGGTGTGCACTCGAAGTACGTGCTCGTCATTCTCGACGAGGCTTCAGGCGTCGACACGAAGATTTGGGAGGCGGCCGAGTCGATCGCATCGAACCGGCTCTCTCGCATCCTCGCGATCGGGAACCCCGACCTGCCGCACTCGCCACTCGCGACGGCGTGCAAGCCGTCGAGCCCGTACAACGTCATTCACATCGGGATCGAGCACGCGCCCGCGCTCACGGGCGAAGCCGTCCCGGCCGAACTGCTCGACTACCTGATCTCGCCGGAGTGGGCGGAAGACCGGCGCGCCGAGTGGGGCGAAGAGTCGGCGCTGTATCAGGCGAAGGTACTCGGACACTTCCCGACCGGCGCGGCCGACCCGTGGCGCGTGATCTCCGAAGTGCACGCCGCCGCGTGCCGCTACATCGAACCGGCCTACGACGCCGATCCGGTGCGCGTCGGCGGGCTCGACATCGGTGCGGGCGGCGACCGTACGGTGCTCGTCGAGCGCGTGAACGACGCTGTCGGCCGCGTCGAGTCGTTCCAAGAACGGGACCCCGAAGCGGCGGCCGAGAAGCTTGCCGACGTGATCCGACGATGGCGACTCACGCGCGTGAACGTCGACACGATCGGCGTCGGGTGGGGCCTCGCCGGGATGCTGCGCAAGGAACTCAAGGCCGAAGGCGTGGCGATCGAGAGCGTCAAGTTCTCCGACCGCTCGAACTTCCCGAAGCGCTTCGTGAACATCCGCGCCGAAGCCTGGTGGCACGGCCGCGAGCTGTCCCGGGACAAGGCGTGGTCACTCGCGAACCTCGACGATGATGCGATTGCCGAACTCACGATGCCGCGCTATCTAGAGAAGAACGGCCGCATCCTCGTCGAGCCGAAAGAGGATGTGAAGGAACGACTCGGCCGCTCTCCCGACATCGCCGACGCGCTGCTACTCGCGTTCTTCGACGGCATTTGGATTCCGCCCGTGTCGGACTCGCGGCAGGCGTTCGACGCCGCCGACCTCACGGGAGGCATCGCCGGTCCGGGTGCGGTGTTCCCGAACTCGTTCATCCCCGGCTTCCCGTCCGGCATCCCGACGAGCCTCGTTCCACGCCGATGAGCCCGCCCCCGAAGGGGCGGGCTCACGGTGTCGAGTAGGTCAGTCGTCGGCGACCATCGACAGGAACACATCGGCGATGACGGCCCCGGGGCGGCCGGGCATCGCGACGAGGCGAGCGCCGAGCGCGCGCGCCCGCGCGTCGGCTCCGATGATGAAGGTCTGAAGCTGCGAGCGCACGTCGGCCGCCATGGCGTCGCCGAGCTGCGCGAGCTTCCGAGCCGCAAGGTTGCGGCGGGTGGTCAGAACGTTGATCGTGTTGAGAGCCTGAGCGTTCATCGTTTCATCCTTTGTCCGTCGTCGTGTCGGTCCCTGAATACTATCAGAGTTGCAGCGTGCCGCATGTACCCGACCCTACAAAGATCGGGGAAAAAATTTGTTGCTCGGCGACAAGCACGCGGCGTGCCCACGCGATAGGCTCGAAGGACACAGACGAGAGGACGAAACGATGAAGTGGCAGCGAGTCGAAGAGCTGAACGAGTGGACCGGCGAAGTTCGCGTGCGCTACCTCGCGCAGGTGAACACGGCCGACCGCACCGGGCGCGCATACCTTCAGGTGCACGAGGTCGGCGGCCGGTGGTATTGGTCGGCGAACATCATCGTCGCCCACAAGCCGAAGCTGACGAAGATGGCGTACGGCACGTATGCTGTGACGCCGTACTCGCTCCCGGTCGCGAAGAGCTGCGCGATGCGCCGAGCCCTGAAGACGATTCGACGCGTCGACCTGCTCGGTCGAGCGGCTTAGATTCCCGCCCGATTTCCGCCCCGGACTGTACGAACGTCCGGGGCTTCGTCATGCTCTTTTGCATAACCGTACGAATCTATTATGTTACATTCGCGGTATGAATGAGGAAATCGCACACCGTTTCGCTTACCATCCGCCGAAGAACGAGGCGGCCGTGAAGGCGCACGAGAAGGTGCGCGCCTTGCTCGGCGACCTCGCGCAGACGCTCGACGAGCTGCTTCCGGCCGACCGGCCGCGCGAGAAGGCGCTCACGCAAACGCATCTCGAAGACGCGATGATGTGGGCGAACGCCGCCATCGCGCGCAGCCGACTAGGGGTACAGGATGGCTAGCTGGCGACTCGCGAAGAGTCTTGCGAAGCTCGAAGCGGAAGTCAAAGCGGCGTATCCCGGCACGACCGTATGGGACATCGGCGACGAGGATCATCAGGCCGGATACTCCGACCACAACCCGAACGCGAAGGGTGTCGTCTGCGCGATCGACGTACTCGGCGACGGCGGTATGAACCTCGGAACGTTCGTTGCGCACCTGATCGATAACCCGCACCCGAACTTGCGCTACGTGATCTTCAATGAGGTGATCTACCAGCGGAAGAACGGCTTCGCACCGCAGGATTACAACGGCTCGAACAAGCACAAGAGCCACGCGCACGTATCGGTCGGCAACGGGCCGGACGGCCGCAGCACCACGAACTACGACAACGGCTCGACGGCATGGCGCATCGCGTCGATGGGCGACGGCGCGCCGCCTCCGGCGAAGCCGTCGAAGCCGAGCACCGGAACGAAGCTGGGAGACAAGATGCCGACGATCGAGCGCGGGAACAAGGGCAGCCGGGTTCGGATGCTGCAAGGTCTGCTCATCGCGTGGGGCCACAACATCCGGGTTGACGGCATCTTCGGCCCGAAAACTGAATCGGCCGTACGAGCGTTTCAGACGAAGTATGCGAAGCCGGTTGACGGCATTGTCGGCCCGATCACGTGGAACAAGCTGCTCGGCCTATAACGGGAGGCTCGCCATGAACGACCAGAACAACACGAGCGCACCGCGTACGACCGTGTACGTCTTCGGTGCAACGGTGCTCGCCACGGTCGCTTACTACGTCGATGCGGAAGTCAACGAAATCGCCCTGTGGCAAGCCATGCTCGGCGCGGCGATTCCCTTCGGCGCGCTCGTGCTCGCCACCGTGAAGGCGTGGCCTAAGCGGAAGGACACCGACGAGGATGCATGAGGCTGTGCTCTTCGCGGTGCTCGCGCTCGCCTGCTACCGCGTGACGCGTCTCGTCACAACGGACAAGATCACGGAACCGTTCTTCGACCGGGTTCGATTCGGACTCGAACGCCGTTGGTACGCGAAGCACGGGCCGGAAGGCTCGGATACGCACTTCAATTCGAAGACGGCGTACATGCTCTCGTGCCCGTGGTGCATTGGATTCTGGGTTTCAGGTGCGGGATCGTTGCTAGTATCGATGGCGTACGGGCTCGATTACCTTATGTTCGCGTTGCTGTGGCTCGCGACGTCGACCATCGTCGGCTTGATCGGGCGCATCGATTCAGACTAGGGGCGACCATGCGGCTACCGGCGTTCAACAGCGTGACGGCGTCCGCTGCTGTCATCCCGCCGCGCCGGATGCACGATCCCGAGTACACGTCGGAGCAAGATCAGCTCTGGGATTACTATCAGCGGCTCGAAGAGTTCTCGGCAGCGGTGAATTGGAAGGCGAACGCGATCTCCCGCGTTCGGCTGATCGCTGCCGAGTTCATGCCGGGAGGCGACGAGCCGATTCCGATCACTGAAGGGCCGATTGCCGATCTCGTCGCCGAGTTCGCCGGAGGCATCGGCGGGCAGTCGCAGATTCTCGGCGAGACCGCGATTCACCTGAACGTGCCCGGTGAAGGATGGCTATGCGGCGTCGAAGACATCTTCGGCGAACGCACCTGGAAGGTGTACAGCGCCGACGAGCTGCGGATTCGCAACCGCGAGTATCAGATTCGGGTCGGCGAAAGCTCGCGCTCATGGGAGACGCTTCCCGTTGACACGCTCGTCGTGCGTTTCTGGCGTCCGCATCCCCGATGGGGATGGCGGGCGACCTCGCGCGCGGCGTACGCGCTCGGTGCGATGAAAGAGCTTGACCTGATCAATCGTCGGATCATCGCCGAGACCATCTCGCGCATGGCTGCGAACGGTGTGATCCTGTACGACCGGGGGAAGCTCAGCTTCCCCGAGCTGCCCACGCCCGTGAGCGCCGAGTCGGTCGACCCGTTCGCACAGATTCTTGTCGACGTCGGCTCGAAGGGTGTCGCCGACCCGACGAGCGCGCAGGCGACCATTAAGATTCCGATCGGCGCTGATCTCGGCGATTCGGACGTGAAGATTTCCGATCTCATTCACGTGATCGACCTGTCGAACCCGTTCTCTGAGCGGATGCTCGATCAGCGGAACGCCGCCGTGACGCGCCTCGCGACGGCGCTCGACATCCCCGCCGAGCAGTTGACGGGGCTCGGCGACATGAACCATTGGGGCGCGGCGCAGATCGAAGAGTCGGGCATCAAAGTGCACATTACGCCCGATATGGAAATGATCTGCCACGCCTTCACGGAAGGGTTCCTATACCCCACGCTCGAAGCCGAAGGCCGGTCGCTCACCGGGCCGCAAGGCGGCCGGGCGGTTATCTGGTACGACCCGAGTGAGATCGTCATGCGGCCGGACCGGTCGCAAGTCGCGCTCGAAGCGTACGACCGTGGCGAGCTATCCGGCCCGGCGCTGCTGCGTGAACTCGGATTCTCGGAGAACGACCAGCCGGACGAAGCCGAGCTTGAGCGGATCATCGAACTGAAGCACCGGCTCGCGGTCACGACGGAAGTCGTCGCGAGCGAGGACGACAACCGCAATAACGAGACCGTCGAGACCGGCGACCCCGACACGACAGAGACGCAAGAAGGCGGGATTGACGCGCCGCCTCCCGAGGACGTCGCCGAGCGCGCTCGCCGACTGCTGACGGGGGTAGGCCGTGGCTGAACTCGAACCGCAGTCGATCGAAGAACTCGAAGCAGCAGCCGAAGAGTACGAAGCCCTAGTTGCGGCCGGGCTCGTCCTAGTTGTTGCGGCTGCGGCCGAAGAAGTCGAACACAACAACCTGTCGACGCTGTCGGGGGCGGTCGTCGACCTCATCACGACGCTGTGGAACGAGTATGTCGACGCGCAGTTGCTTCCGGCGCTCACGGTGTCGATGTCCATCGCGGGTGACGACGCTGCGCGCGCACTGAGCAGCGCGCTCGGCGCGCTCCCGTTGCTAGACGAACCACTCGACACGCAGCGCTACCTTGCGCAGGCGAAGAACCGGCTCGTCGGCATCGGTAATGAGCTGTGGTTCAACGCGCGCACTGCCATCGCCGAAGGACTCGCAGCGGGGGAAGACATCCCGACGATTGCGCAGCGCGTGCGCGCGGCGGCCGGAGTCACGGAGCCGCGCGCGCGCGTGATCGCGCGCACGGAGTCGCACGGCGCGCGCAACACCGTGAACGCCGCGAGCGTGCGCCGCGTGAGCGCGTCCTTCGGCGTCCCGAGCGCGTTCTCTCGGCGCTGGCAGGCGGCCGAAGACGCGCGCACGCGCCCGACGCACGTGGAAGCGGACGGGCAGACGGTCGGCCTGAACGAGCCCTTCACGGTCGGCGGCGCGTCGCTCGACTTCCCCGGCGACCCGGCCGGACCACCGGGCGAAGTGATCAACTGCCGGTGCACGACGATTACGATCATCGACGTCGATGCGCTCAACACGGCGTCGACCGGCACCGTAACCCTGAACGCCGCTGCTTACCAGATTGAGGACACCGAAATGCCGTGGTCGATTGTCGAAGGCGACGAGCGTTGCGACGCTGGTGAGTTCGCCGTCGTGAAGGACGAAGACAACGAACTCGAAGGCTGCCACGCCACGCGCGAGGATGCCGAAGCGCAGCTTGCCGCGCTGCACGCGTCGGAGGCCGAAGACGGGGCCGACGCCGTGATGCCTGCCACGATGCGCAACACCGTGCCGTGGTCGGGCGTGCTCGTCGTCGAAGGCACGCCGACCGGTGACGGCCGTCAGTTCGCGGCGGGCGCGCTCACGTGGCCCGCGCTCGGCGATACGGCCTCGCTAGAAATCCCGCTCGGTTGGATGTACGAGCGCTCACACGGCGGCATGGCGACCGACAAGGTTGTGAACGTCGGCCGCATCGACACGATCACGCGCGTCGGTAACGAGCTGCACGGGCGCGGCGTGCTCAATCTCGATACCGAATGGGGTCGACGCGCTGCTGAGCAGATGGGAACGCGCGATGATCCCGGATTCCTAGCCGGTGTCTCGATCGACGCCGACGATCCCGAGGACCCGCAGGGGTTGAACGTCGAGTATGTCTTTCCGGACTCGTGTGAACTCGAAGAAGCGCCCGACGACGCCGGGACGCTGCTCGACGACAATGACGGCCCCGACATGGCGTGCATGATCCCCGAGATGGTCGTGTACCACTCCGGCCGCATCCGCGCCGCGACGCTCGTCGACATCCCGGCGTACGTCGAAGCCCGGCTCTATCTCGACGAGCCGGTGCCGGAGGGAACGCCAGTCGAAGCCGACGTTGTCGACATGCCGGTCACGGCTTCGTCGTTCACGATGGAAATCCCCGACCTGCCTCCGGCCGAGTGGTTCGCCGAGCCGCACGATGAGCCCGAGATTGGCGCGATCACGATCACCGATGAAGGACGCATCTTCGGATACCTCGCGCCGAAGAACGTCGCCCATCGCGGCATCCGGGACAAGCGCGTCACGGTGCCGATGGGGAACGTCGACTACGGCATTTGGATGAACCGCGTAACGCTCGCCGACGACGGGCACGGCGGGTACTCCCGAGTCGCAACCGGCCCGATCACGATGGACTGCGGGCACGCCGTGGCGTCGCCGCGCGTCGTCGGCGCGGCGCGGCGCGAGCACTACGACAATTCGTGCTCGATCGTGGCGACCGTTCGCGTCGGCGAGAACTCGCGCGGCGTGTGGATTTCCGGCGCAGTGCTGCCGGACGTCACGCCCGACCAGGTGCGCCGGATGATGGCTTGCCAGCTTTCCGGCGACTGGGGTCCGCACCGCGAGAAGCCCGGGAAGCGTGAACTCGCCGGGGCGCTGCTCGTGCCGGTGCCCGGATTCCCGAAGCGCTCGAACGCCTTCATGAGCATGAGGGGCGGACAGCTCGAACACGTCACGGTGCCAGTGCGGTTCGGCCGCGTCGTCGAGCCGCAGACGATGAGCTTCAATGCGGACGCCGCAGCCGAGCGCATCGCGGCATCGATCGGGCGCGACCGCGCGTCGCGCGTCCACAGTTTCGCTGCGGAACTCGCAGCGGTAAGGGGGAACTGACATGGGTTGCAACTGCGGAAGCAAGAAAAAGGGAACGATCAACCACTTCTCGACAGAAGATCAAGCCCGGATCGCTCGCGAGCGCGGCGGCGTCGTCGTGACGACGGCGCGGTCTCAGCAGGTCGCGCCCGCGCCGGAAACCGCACCTGCCGCACAGAACTAACCGCAGATACGAAGGCTTTTCGAAAGGAACGCCTTCGAATCGATGTATGATCCGCGTATCTACCTGAATACATAGAGGGATGAAATGCCTAAGAACAGCGAAGGCGGGTTCAACCTGCCAGAGAGCACCGAAGAGCTGAATGCTCGGCTGGCGGAGATGAACGACGCCGAGCTGTCCGGGCTGCTGACGAAGCTCGGAGAGGCTTTCGACGACAAGTACGGCGACGGAACCGGGCTCACCGACGAGGCACTGACCGAGCTGGAAACGCTCGGGAAGCAGATCAAGGCAGCTCAGGACGTCGCGACGACGCGGGACGCTGAGCGCGAAGAGCGCGACCGGCGCGCCGCCGAGCTTCGCAACTCGGTTCGGCCTGCGGCCGACGCCGACGCGCAGGCCGACGAGGGCAGCGCCGACGAGGCAGACGGCGAGAACGCCGACGCCGAGCAGGCCGGGGAACTCGTCGCCGCGCAGGGTGACACGCCGCTCGTCGCAGCAATGCTCGCCATGACGGAGACCGCGAACACGATGAAGGCGTTTGCGGCCGACTGGATCAAGCCAGAGACCGACCTGAACCGTCGCCTCCGGCTCGGCGAGATCGCCAAGTACGCGCCCGACGCCGGAGTGCATGAAGAGCGCTCCGAAGCCGTCATTGTGGCGTCGGCCGACGTTCCCGGCTTCGTGCAGGGTGGTCGCGTCGAGAACATCTATGGGCTCGCGCAGGCGATGCACGCGCGCGCTCGGATGCTCCCGGTCTCGAAGACCGGCGACCCCAACATCTACCCCGTCGCCGCGCTACAGCGTGAGTTCAACTTCACGCTAAACGAGAAGTCGACGCCGCAGGAGATCAACGCCGTTTTGACGGCCGCGACCGACGTCGATATCCTCACGGCCGCTGGCGGATGGTGCGCCCCGAGCGAAATCTCTTACGATTTCTTCAACATTGTCTGCGAAGACGGCATGATCGACCTTCCCACGGTCGGACTCAACCGGGGCGGCGTGCAGTACCCAACGTCGCCGAGCTTCGGCGACATCGTCACGATCCCCGACATCGTGTGGGGATGGACGGAACAGGACGACATCGACGCGCTGACGTCGGATTCCGTCTTCAAGCCCTGCGTACGTGTCGAGTGCCCGACCTTCGTCGACCGTCGCGCCGACTGCTTCGGATTCTGCGTCACGGCCGGTAACCTGGTCGACTACGCGTACCCCGAACTCATTGCGAACTGGCTACGCCTCGTGTTCGCGATCCGCGCGAAGGCGACGAACGCCGCGATCATCGACATCATGTTGAACGGTGGCGGATCGGGCGACCCCATCTCGGCATCGATCCCCGTCGACCACACCGGCCTACTCGGCGCGACGACGTCGGCGCTGCTTCAGTCGATCGAACTGTCGATCATCGACTACCGCGAGAAGTACTCGATGTGCTCGGACTCGGTACTCGAAGTCGTCCTTCCCCGGTGGGCGAACGCCGTGATCCGCGCCGACCTCGCGAACCGCGACGGCATCGACGTCTTCGGCGTCACCAACGGCATGATTGCCGACTGGTTCAACCTGCGCGGCGCTCGCGTGCAGTTCGTCGGCGACTGGCAGGTTCGCGAGCCCGGCGCAGCCGGAACCGCGACGCCGGGCGGCGCGACGGCGCTCACGGAGTGGCCCGACACGCTCGACTACATGGTCTTCGCGCCCGGCACCTTCGTGCGCGGCAACTCCATGTCGCTCGATCTCGGCGTCACGCGCGACTCGGTTCTGAACGCCACGAACGACCACACGGCGGCATGGGCTGAGGACTGCTTCGCCATCCTGAAGCCGGGACACGAGTCCCGCGTCGTGACCGTCGCTCTCTGCCCGTCGGGTGAGATCGGCGCTCGTACGTTCACCTGCGCAGGCTCGTAAGCAGCCGTGACGACAGTGAGCAGCACGAAAGGAGGTGAACGGTAGTGGCACGAGGGCGATTCCCGCTTGATAACGGCTTTCTGCCGTTCACCACTTCCGCGTACGGACTGCTGTCGCCTGCTACGACGGAATTGCAGCTCACCGGCCCGCAATGGCGTATGGGGCTGCAATGGCAGGCGTTCTGTCCGAACACGGCAGGAACGTATGACGACTGCTTCCGTCTCGACGAGGTTCCCGAAGCGCCGCCGAAGGGCGAAACGTGGGAGTGGATTTCGCGAGGCGCGACGCCGATCACGGTCTACAGCCGAGCCGACTGCGCGCCTGTGGGGACGTGGGACCAGCTAGGCCCCACGAATCAGCAGGCGCTCATTCGAGCTGAAGAGCGCGAACTCGAACGTATCTTCTGGTATGGCGGGATCGTCGCGGGCGCAGGCGTGACCGATGCGTATCCGCACCTCGGGGCAGACGCGGAAGTGGTCGACGGCGGCGACGTCTTGCAGATTCCCGCCACGGTGGTGAGCACCGACGCGCAGACGATCGAAGTCGGCCTAGGGATGCTCGAAGCCGCGATGCGTCGTTGCTATCCCGGCGTCGCGACAATCCACATGCCGATTCGGCTTGCGTCGCTAGCCGCTGCTCATGACTTGATCGCCCCGCGCGGCGGCGTCATGTACACGACGTCGGTCGGCTCGAAGGTGGTTATCGGCGAGTACCCCGGAACGGGACCGGACGGAACGGTTCCGCCCGAAGGGCAGACCTGGATGTACGCGACCGGCGAAGTGTTCTACATGCGCGAGCCGCAACCGCATTCGTTCCGGGCTGTGGAGTCCTTCGACCGGAACGTGAACACGCTGAGCATGATCGCCGAGCGCACGTACGTGTTCGGGTGGGACTGCTGCCTATTCGCCATCCCGATTCTGAACGGAGAACTGTAATGCCCGTGTGCGAAGCACCGATCAAGGCGGAAGTGGCGCGGTTTACGCTGCTCGACGCCTGCGGCGCTCCGGTATTCGGCGATGGGTCGGCGCAGGTCACGACCGATTCGTTCGTCGAAATCCAGAATGCGCCGAACTACGAGGCCGGAACCCGGTTCCTACAGCGGAAGGCGAACGGCGAGCCCTGCGTGAACGAGCAGGACCCCGGCTTTCTGAATTGGGTTGAGCAGACGGTCAATCTCTGCACGCTCGACGTCGACCTGATCGCCCTCGTGACGGGTGAGGACCCGATTTCGTCGGCGACCGACTTCGTCGGCGTGCAGTTCGGCGACGGCCTGCTGAACGCTCGATTCTCCAAAGAGGTGTGGCAGCCGGTCGCCGGACAAGGCTCGTGCGACGCCGAAGGCAACCAACGGTGGATCTATTGGGCCTTCCCGCACGAGTACGACGCGCAGATTCAAGAGTTCACCTTCGCGAACGACGTCTTCACCTTCTCGTACATGTCGAAGACGCGCCCCGCTTCCCCGCTGTGGGACATCGGGAACCCGTGGCTCTCGAACACGCCCGTATCGGCGTGGGGACCCGGGAAGCACTACGCCTTCGCCATCACGACGACGCCGCCACCGGAAGCGGGATGCGGTGCTGTCGAGATCGGCAGCTAATGCGCTAAGCTAATTCCATCTGACCTATGAAGCGCCCGTGACATCCGGTCACGGGCGCTTCGGCATAGACGAGGTGACATGACCGAACAGCACATTCCGAAGATCATGCATCAGGTGTGGATCGGGCCACCGATGCCGGATCACCTCGCGGCGAACTGCGCCGCGTGGGCAGAGATGCATCCCGACTGGGATATGAAGCTCTGGACTGAGCGCGAGATCGACGAGATCGGGCTTCAGAACCGAGCACTGTACGACCAGGCTGAGCGGATCGTGCCGCGCGACGCCGTCGAGCAGTTCCGCGCCGACATCGTGCGGTATGAAGTCCTCGCCCTCTTCGGCGGCATGTACGCCGACGTCGATACGATCCCGCTCCGGCCGATCGAACCGGCGCTTGCCGGGCATCGTGAGTTCGCGGCGCACGAGGATCGGACGTGGATCGGGAACACGTACCTCGGGGCTATCCCGGGGCACGAGATCATGCAAACGCTCGTCGCCGGGCTCCCGGCGAACGTGCACCGATTCCGGGGCAAGCGACCGAACAAGCTGAGCGGGCCGCAGTACATCACGCCCGTGTGGAATCGTTACGGCGGGCACATAGCGCCGCAACGGTCGTGGTTCCCGTACTCGTACATCGACGTCAAGCGCGGCACGGTGCCCGAGGACTTCGCAGCGGACGTTTACGCTGTGCACAGTTGGGATCACACCCGGCGCGTCTTGTACGCTCGGCAACCTGCCCGAAGGGTCTAACATGATGAACTTCGATGAACTCGCCGAACTCGACGGCCTGATCTCGCGCGACGTCGGCGAGCTGCTGTACGCCTTCGCCGCGCTCGTGCCCGCCGATCAGGCAATCGTCGAACTCGGCTCGTACCGTGGCAAGTCGACGTGCTATCTCGCGACCGGCGCAGCGATCGACAACAGCGCGCCCGTGTACGCGGTCGATGCGTGGTCGGAAGAAGTGTCGGCGTGGCGCGCCGCCGTGCTCTCGACGCTCCCGAGCCCCGCCTTCGAAGACTTCACGGCGCAGCTCGACAAGGCCGGAGTGAGCGACGGCGTGCACGTCATTCGATCGCTGACGACGCTCGCGGCCGAGCTGTACGACGGGCCACCGGTCGGCCTGCTGTACATCGACGGCGACCACTCGCGCGAGGCCGTGCTAGCCGATTTCCGCGCGTGGCGGCGTCACCTTGCGCCCCATGCCGTGATCATCTTCGACGACTTCGGCGTCACGAAGAACCCCGGCGTGTCGCTCGCGGTCGGCGATCTCGAAACCTCCGGCGAACTGATCGACATCGACAAGCTCAAGAGCGAACGGCTTGCCATCGCCCACGCGGGCGATGTCGTCGGCGCGCGGAAGCCGGGAGTGACGAAGTGAAGCAGATCGAATACACACCGGCCGGGTACTGGGATCGGCGATACCGCGAGGGACGCAGCTCGGGCGCGGGTTCCGAAGGCGACGAAGGCGCGTACAAGGCCGAGTACGTCTCGAAGTTCATCGCCGACCACGACGTGAAGACCGTCGTCGACTGGGGATGCGGCGACGGGCAGGTACTCGGACTCGTCGAGCTTCCGGCCGAGACGCAGTATCTCGGGGTCGACGTCTCACCGCTGATCGTGGCGAAGATGCGCGAGAAGTTCACCGGTCCGCGCTACCTGTTCCACACCCCCGAAGCCTTCGCCACCGGCACCCGCACGCACTTCGACCTCGCGCTGTCGCTCGACGTGCTCTTTCACTTCCCCGACGACGTCGACTACTTCTCGTACCTCGCGAACCTCTTTCAGAGCGCCGACAAGTACGTCATGATCTATGCAACGAACTACGCAGGCGGCCGTACGGCTCGTCACGTCTTCCGGCGCGAATTCACGCCGAACATCGCCGAGCGGTTCCCCGATTGGGGACTCACGACCGTCGAGACGCCGCTTCGCGAAGGTCTCGCTTCGTTCTTCGTATACGAGAAGGTGCGGTAATGCGACTCTCCGTAAAGATCATGGCGCACGAGAAGCGGGCGCAGTACGTCGGCGACCTCGTCGAACGGCTCGGGCTCACGGACGACGATGTGATCTGGGATCGCCGTAATGATCGGTGGGACACCGGCCGCCGCGCGTGGGAAGCGATCGACCCGGCCGCCGATTGGGGCATGGTCGTGCAGGACGACGCGCTTCCGTGCGCCGACCTCATCGCCGGGATGGAAAAGGCGCTCGATCGCGTCCCGCCGAACGTGCTCGTGACGCCGTACATCGGCACGCGACGCCCCGTCGCGGGGCGCGTCGAGCGGGTCGTGCGCGAAGCCGCTGCGGCCGGAGCCGCGTTCATCGAAATGCCGTCCCTGAATTGGGGAGTCGCGATCACCGCGCCGACGTCGATCATCGACGAAATGTTGCCGTGGTGCGACGTGCAGGACTATCCGAACTACGACCGGCGTATCGGTCGCTTCGCGATCGACGTGAAGCGTATGGGTACGTGGTGCACCTTCCCGAGCCTCGTCGACCATCGGAACATCCCTTCACTGATCGGGCACGGAGACGGCCGGGTTGCGCACCACTTCATCGGCGAAGACACGTCCGCTCTGACGGTAGACTGGGATAAAGGATCGGTCCGCATGAGCGGAACGCGAACCGTCGCCCGGTACATCGGCGGTACGTCCGCGCCGCTCGGGCCGTACGGGACTCGCGGCTATCACGTCGCTCGCAAGCTTCGTGTGCCGAAGCAGGGACGCAACGGGGATGTCGTGCCGGAGCGGCCGGAAGGATCGGGATAGATGGCAGCGCTAGACACCGGGCCGTGCGAGCCGTGGCCTACGCTCTGCACGAGCTACCCGGCCGGAGCCACACCCGCGCAGATCGAAGAAGCCGAGTGGATCGCGACGGAAGTCCTGTGGGAAGGCACGAAGAAGCAGTTCGGCCTATGCTCCATGACGCTCCGGCCGTGCCGGAAGGACTGCTTCCCGGCGTGGCCGTGGATTCCGTCGACCGGATGGTACGACGTCGGCGGCATGTCGTGGCCGTACCCGGCTCCGGCGCTCGTCGGCGGGAAGTGGTTCAACATTGCGTGCGGCTCGTGCTCGTCGGGCTGTTCGTGCTCGCAGGTCTCTGAAGTCGCGCTTCCCTACCCCGTCGCGAACGTGACGCAAGTGAAGGTCGACGGCGTCATGCTGCCGACGACGGCATACCGGGTCGACGACTGGCGTCTACTCGTGCGGCTCGACGGGCAGGACTGGCCCCGGTGTAACGATCTCAACCTAGCGGACACCGAAGACGGAACGTGGTCGGTCACGGCGCAGTACGGCACGCGGGTGCCGCGCGCCGGACAGATGGCGGCCGGACAGCTCGCAACGGAGATCGTGAAGCGCTGTGTCGGCGCGGGCGACTGTCTGCTACCTGAGAGCATGGTTCAACAGATCACGCGGCAAGGCGTAACGAAGGTGTTCTTCGACGCCGACTCGTTCTCGGCTGGTCGGACCGGCCTGTACTGGACTGATCTGTTCTTGAACCGCAAGAACCCCTCGAACACTGGGATCGCGACCATCTTCGACATCGACGGCGAGCACGCTCGACGGGTGGGTACGTAATGGGGCAGAGCAACGCGAACCCCTTTGCCGGGTTCGACATCGGTGTGCAGATCAAAGACTGCGTCCTCGAACGGCTCGCCACGACCACGGACGGCGCACCCGACCGTGCGTGCGTCGTGGCGGGCGAAATCGCGTGGGATGACTGCGAGTGCGGACAGCTCACGGTCGCCTTGCAGAACGCCTATGAGGCGTCCGGGACGACGCTTGCGCGAACGGCCACGGAGACGCCGGGTCGACGGGAGTGCGGTCCTCCGCTCTTCGTCTTCAATTACGTCGTGACGATCCTGCGGTGCGCGCCCACGGGCACGAACACCGCGCCGCCAACGTGCGATGAACTCGAAGCGGCGGCGCGCGGCGCGAGCGAAGACGCGTGGGCGGTCCGCGCCGGGGTGATCTGCTGCCTGTCGTCGGCGATCCGCGATCGGCTGCCGAACGGGACGAAGCTGTACGTCGACTTCACGACCGGCACGCAGACGTTCGTCGGCCCGCAAGGCGCGTGCATGGGCTCGGCGCTGCCGGTGACGGTCACGATTCAAAACGGCTGCTACCCGTGCGAGGTTAGCTAGGGGGCGACATGGCGACGGTCCGCGTCACGCAGGATGTGAACGAAGGCTACATCCGTAGGCTCTCCCGTCCGGGCGGCCCGCTCGAACGGTACCTTGAGCTGCGCGCGCTCGCCGTGCAAGCGGCGTCGAAGCAGCGCATTCGCGAGGTTCCGCAGCGTATCGACACCGGCAACCTGATCAACTCGATTCAGATTCGCATCTATTACCGGAGCGGAATCCCCATCGCGCGCATCGGGACCGACGTCGAGTACTCGATTTACGTGCACGAGGGAACCGTCTACATGGAAGCGAACCCGTTCCTGCGTGACGGCCTCCGTCGCGGGATGCAGCAATTCGCTTAATCGGTGTTACGCTGTGCGCATGGATTTCACAACCGCGAAGAACAAGCTCGATTTCACGGTCGACGGGCAAAAGTTCGAGACGAAGAACGCCATCGCGGCCGGAATCATCTTCCGACTGCAAGGCACGTTCGTGAAGATGGGCGACAAGCGCGAAGACGCCGGAGCCGAGCGCGCGGAAGCATTCGAAGAGCTCAAGCAGGTATACGAGAAGATTCTCACCAAAGCCGCATGGAAGCGGTTTGAGCCACTTCTCGAAGGCACGTGCGACGACAAGGCGACGCCGATCGACCCCTTGACGCTCATCGACATCACGCAATGGATCGTCGGCGAAGGTTTGGGAAAAGGCAATACGCCGCCGCAGGGTTCCTAGCCTCATGGGCCACGCATGACGAGGTGTGGCCGTTGTTCGACGGGTGGTGCGCCTCGCAGGGGGTCGCACCGCTCGAACTGCCGTGGGATCGCTGTCTGAATCTCGTTTACTACTTCGCGACGCGGAATGCCTCAAAAGAGAAGAAACAGGAATTCGACGCCGCAATGTCGAAGCAGGTCACGGCCGATACCCTGCGAAAGATGGCGTTGACCAGGAAAAACGCTCTGAGAGCCACGGAGAGCGCCGAGCAGCCTTCAGGGGTACCCGAAGTACCGCAGGAATCGCGGCCGATCCGTACCGGCAAGCTTCCGCCGCGCCCGGCTGGCTGGGGCGACGACGAGACGGCCACTCGACAAGCGCTTATCGTCGCTAAGTCGCTCAAAGTAGGGTGATGAATACCCCTTACGACGCGGTAGTGTGAAGCTGCCGCTACTGGGGGAATCATGTCCGACGCACTCGATCGCGCATACGTCGAGATCGAACCCGACTTCTCGACGTTCAACCGCAACGTTACCGCTGGCGTGTCCGCTGCTGCCCGGAACATGAGCCGACAGATCGGGAACGCGGTCGGCAACGTTGAAGATCAGTTCGCTCGGATGGGCGACACGATCGCCGACTCATTCGACGGACTCGATCGACCGATTGAAGCAGCGAAGGACGAGCTAGACGATCTCGGCGACGAGATCGACCGCGTCAGCGGTCGCCGAGTCGGTATCGACATCGACATCGACCGCGAAGGCACATTCTCGCGGTTCCTGTCGTCGATCACTGGTGTGCGCCTGCCGGTGGCAGGATTCGCCGCGCTCGGTACGGCCGCCGCTGCCGCTGCCGGTGCCGTGATTCAGCTCGGCGCGGCGCTCGCTCCGGCCGTGGGGATTGTCGCCGGGCTCCCGGCTGCTGTCGGCGTCGGCGCTGCCGCAATCGGCACGCTGCAAGTCGCCACGGCCGGATTCAGTGACGCGATGGCTGCGGCCTTCGAAGACACGGCATCCTTCGACGCCGCGATCGAAGGTCTGTCGCCGAAGGCGCAGGCTGCGGCCGAAGCCTTCCGCGAGGTCGTGCCCGAGCTGCAAGCACTGCAAGACAGCGTGCAAGATGCCTTCTTTGCCGAGTTCGACACGATCATCACGAACGTCGCCGCATCCCTGCTCGGACCGCTCTCTGACGGAATGCGCGTCGCGGCCGAAGAGTCGGGCGACCTCGTCGCGGCGCTGCTGAACGTCGCCGGTTCCGAGACCGGCGTCAACTTCGTGACGTCGAGCTTCGAGACGCTGAACGGCATCCTGTCGCAGCTCGCCGTGCCGGTGGCGAACCTCTTTACGGCGTTCCTTGATCTCGGTACCGCCATCAATACGGCCTTCGGTGGCGCGGAAGCCGGGGCCGGACTTGCCGCGATGATTCAGCAGTTCGCCGACTTCATCGCCACGGCGACCGCGTCGGGTGAGGCCGTCGCGTGGGTTGAGAACGCGCTCGCCGTCTTTCAGCAGGTCGGCGACATTCTGTCGCCGCTGGTCGGCATTTTCCTTTCGATCGGACAAGCGGCGTCGGAGACAGGCGGGAACATCCTCGGCGTCTTCGGTCAAGGGCTTCAGGTGTTCGACGACTTCCTAGCGTCGGCGCAGGGTCAAGACGTGCTCGTGACGCTCTTCGAAGCGCTGAATCAGGTCGGCGCGAGCTTCGGAACCGTGCTCACGAACATCGCTCCGGCGCTGCCTCCGATCATCTCGGGTATCTCGGGAATCCTCTCCGCAGTTTCCCCGCTGCTCGGCCCGCTCTCGCAGCTCGTCGGCTCCGTCTTGACGGCGCTCGCGCCGATCCTCGGCATCGTCGCGGCAGCGATTCAACCGCTCATCGGACCTTTGACCGAAGTGCTCGGTTTGCTCGGCCCTATCCTAGTTGACACGATTACAACTCTTATGCCGATTATCGAGCTACTTGCCGATTTGCTCGGCGGTGCGCTAGGTGTCGCGATTGAGCTAGTTGCTTCCGTTTTGGAGGCACTTGCCCCGATTTTTACGGTCATTCTCGAAGCACTACAACCGGTAATTGAAGCACTACAGCCGTTGTTCGATGTCCTCGGACTGATCGCCGATCTCGTCGGCGCGGTGCTTGGGCCGATCATTCAGGTACTCGGCGACATCCTGCTGTGGCTCGTCGAGAACGTCATTCTGCCCTTCGTGATCCCGATCATCGAAGACTTGGTTGAGGTACTGACGGTCGTGCTCGGCGGCGCTGTGCAGTGGCTCATGGAGCAATTCCAGCTCGCCGGGCTCGGACTGGAAGTAATTTGGAACTTCATTCGTGACACGATCGTTGCGCGTGTCGAAGAGATGGTAGCTGGATTCGATGCCCTAGTCACACTGTTCCAAGCCGGGTGGTCGATCCTGAACAATCAGGTGTTCACGCCGATTAAGAACGGCATTACCACCTTGAAGAACACTGTTCTCAACAACATCACAGGCATCCGAACCGGTTTCAACAATTTTGTGAGTTCCGTGCAGGGCATTCCGGGCCGGATTCGCAGTGCTCTCAGCAACTTGTTCGATCCGATGGCGGACGGATTCCGATCAGCGATCAACTCGATCATTTCGGGATGGAACAACCTGTCATTTTCCATTCCTTCGGTCGACATTCCCGGCATCGGGTCGGTCGGTGGCGGAACGATCAACACGCCGAACATCCCCTACTTGCAGACGGGCGGATTCACGCAGGCCGAAGGGCTCGCGATGCTCCACCCCGACGAGATGGTGCTTCCGCTGACGAACTCGAACGGTATCAACGCGCTCGCGGCCGCGCTCCGTTCGGCCGGATTCCCCGGAAGCGACGAGCAGCCGATTCAGGTGGTCGTGCAGATCGGGAATGAGACCATCACGAGTATGGTGGATACACGCGTGAACCGCAATAACAAGACGCTGACACGGCGCGCTCGCGCGGCAACGGGAAGGAACACCTGATATGGCGACGTTGACGGCGACATATCTCGACGACCTCGGCCGTGTGCGTCTCGAACTCACGGACGCCGAGCCCGGCGTTCGATACCGTGTGCAGCGTTCGACGGCCGATGCGCCGACGTGGGTTGACGTGCGAGGCGGACAGTTCCTTTCGACCACGCACACGACCATCATCGACGATTACGAGTACACGCCGAACGTTGTCAACTCGTACCGGCTCGTCGAGCCGGTCTTTTACGACGCCTTCGACCGGGCGTACCCTTCGGCCGGTACGCTGTCGCTCTCGGGCGCTAATGACAGTTACGCGAGCACCCCGGATAACGCGGCGCTCGATATCACGGGCGACATCGACCTACGCGTGAACGCGACGCTGACATGGGGCGGGACACAGCAAGGTCTCATCGGGAAGTGGACGTTCGTAGGCGAGCAGCGAAGCTATCTCTTCACGGTCGAAGACACGGGCCGTCTTCGCTTGTACCGGTCGACAGACGGCACGAGCGCGACGCAGACGTTCCTAACGTCGACCGTGGCCGTTCCCGTCACGAGCGGTCGACTCGGGGTGCGCGTGACGCTCGACGTCTCGAACGGCTCGGGCGGACATACGGCGACGTTCTACACGTCGGCCGGGGCGACTGTGAGCGGGCCGTGGGTACAGCTCGGAAGCTCGGTCACTGTGGCAGGCACGATCACGAACTTCTCAAGCACGTCGCCGCTGGAAGTCGGATCATGGGACTTCGGTACGAACGGCAACCTTACCGGTCAAGTGCACTATGCGCAGGTGCGCAGCTCGATCAGTGGAACCGTCGTGGCGAACCCGATCTTCGCCAACCAAGCGGCCGGGACGACGAACTTCGTCGACTCAGCCGGACGCACATGGACCGTGCACAGCGAAGCCGAGATCATCACGATCGAGCCGGTTCCCGGTATCGATTGGGGTACCGCGAATACCGGACAGGACTGGAACCTCGGAGGCTCGTCGAGCGGTTTCAGCGCCTACGTGAACAACGGCGTCGGCGTCATGGCGGACAACGATCCCACCGGCCTCACCGTGGAGATGGTCACTGATCAGATTCCGGGAGCCGAAGACGCCGAAGTCACGTGGTCGGCGATCTATCCGGGAGCGGCGAACCTACTCGATGCGGACGTGAATTGGTTCGTCGGTCTTCGCGCGGTCGACGCGAACAACGCCTACACGGCGAACCTGCAATTCACCACGGACGCCGACGACTACGCCGTGACGTTGCGAATCAATAAGTTCGTTGCCGACGTACAGACGGACATCGGAGCCGTGACCACCGTGGGCAGCTGGATTCCGGGCATCCCGTGGAACGTGCGCTTCCGCGTGCAGGGCTCGACGCTGTCGGCGCGAGCATGGCAAGAGGGAAGCGACGAGCCCGCGAACTGGCACGTCGTTACCGTTGATACCGATCTCGTCGCCGGAACCGGCGTGTATGCGCGCGGTACGAAGCCGAGCGGCGTCGCCTATGAGCAGTGGTTCGGCCCGATTGAGGTGCACTCCATCCCGGCGAGCATCGCGAGCACGGTCACGGTCACGCCGGTACAGACGGAAGTGTTCCTCAAGTCGATCACATACCCCATGCTGAATCGACAGATCGAGTGCGTCGACTGGCAGGAACTCAACCGCTCGTCGCGCACGGCGTTCTTCGATATCAAGGGGCGACACGAAATCCTCGGGATCGCCGACGTCGGCTCGTCGGCGTCGTTCTCGCTCACCTTCATCACGTACTCGAAGGCCGAGAACCGCGCTGTCGTCGCGCTGCTGACGTACGGCGGCGTAATGCTGCTGCAACCGCCCGGCGACGACGAGAGTATCGAGTGCCCGACGTCGTTCTCCGGCATCCCCGAGGGGTATGTCATGGTCGGCGACTCCGTGCAGTCGCGCACCGTGTACGGCAAGCCTATGTGGCTATGGACGGTCGACTTCACGCGCGTCGCGGCGGCCGACACGTCGAACATCTTGCCGACCACAATCACGTGGGCGCAGCTGTGGGAACTCATCGGCCCCGATGGCACGTGGGAAGACGTGTGGGCGACGTGGTCGACGTGGCAAGAACTGTGGCTCACGCCCGGTAACCCGCTCGCTCTCGGAGGGACGATAGTAGGATGACCGACCGGACGAACCGCGACCTCGCGGCACTCTTGACGCCTCCCCCGTCGCGAGGTGTGCAGTTCTCGCAGGGAACGATTCTGACATGGGACCGGATCGAGCTTCGCAACACGATCGAATGGCGCGGGATCACGCTCACAGACGTGCCCATGATCGAAGGCTTGAACAACCTCGTTCTGAAGCCCGGCGACGTCGTCGGAATGCTCGGGTGGGCTCCCGAGAACGCGAAGGGGGTCGGTACGTGGTGGATCATCGGCAAGCTGTCGAACCCCGGCGAGTTCATTGCTGACTTGACGTTCTATCTCGGGGCGGTTCGATTCCGCACGCAGAACGGCGAATACGACCAGGTCTATTTCGGCTCCGACGCCGAAGGCGAGCCGTTGACGATCCTGTACTACGGCAATCCTGCGTCGACCCGTGCACTTCAGATCGCAAATCTCAATTCGATCTCCATCAACGATCCGAGTAACAACCGCATCTTCGAGAACGACTCGGCATCGCTGCATGGCATCGGCCGTCCGTACTGGCCGTACCCGCTCGCGCCGACGACAAATGCCATGCTGAACGGGACCGTCCTCGTACCTACGACCACGTCGGCGGCATATGTCTCGATCTATGAAGGTCGACCTTCCGTGTGGCATCCTCGTGTGTCGTACGACATCGGCATTTCGGCGACCGGCGTAACCGACTGGCGCATCCTCGCGAACGGCACGGTCGTCTTCACCGGCTCGGCTTCGTCGAGTGGAGAATTCAGTATCCCCGGATGGGGAACGACCGTGTTTCCCGACGACGTCGTGACATTCACAATCGAGGCGCGCAACACCGGAGGCGGCTTCACGCGCGTCATGGTGCGCCGGTTCGAAGGACATCAGACCTAATGGTGACTGCTGCTGACTTCGCGTCGATCGTCTCGGGCTCGCACACGGCGAAGTTCCGCGCCGTCGCGGTCGACGGGTATCAAGACGGCGAGACGCCGACCGGAACCGAACTGAAGCTCATCGACGGAGAGATCGAACTCGACGCCACGGCCGATGTGCGCGGAACCGGGTCGCTCACGCTCGCCGAGCCGTGGCCGCGAGTGCGGAACCGCTCGCTCGCGCCATTCGGTGCCGAAGTCTTCGTTGCGCGCGGCGTCGACCTCGGCGGCGCGGGTGTGCTGTGGGCGGCGCTCGGTTACTACCGGATCAACGATGTCGAGCAGTCCGACGCCGCCAAGGGTCCCGTTGACGTCTCGCTCGAAGACCGGATGTCGACGATCATCGACTCACGATTTCTTGTGCCTCGTCAATGGCTTCAGGGAACGCGGGTCGGCGATATCGTCGATGAAGTGGTCACGGAGATCTACCCGAACGCGACGATCATCTTCGACGACGACTCGGACGATTCCGAACTAGGCCGTTCGCTCATCGTTGAAGAGTCGCGGTTCGAAGTCCTAAAGACGCTCGCCGAAGGTCTCGGGAAAATATTCTATTGGGATGCGCAAGGCCGGTTGCTCTTCGAGACCATCCCCGACGAGGATGAACCAATCTGGATTGTGAACGCCGGAGTCGGCGGCGTGATGGTCGAAGCCGACCGATCGCTCTCCCGCAACGGCGTCTATAACGCCGTCGTCGTGCTCGGCGAAGGTACCGACCAGATGCCACCGGTTCGCGCCGTCGCCTTCGACGCGCAGGAATCGAGCCCGACCTTCTTCGGGGGTCCGTTCGGCCGCGTGCCCCGGTTCTACTCGTCGCCGTTCATCACGACGCAGTCGCAGGCCGAGAATGCGGCCGTAAACCTGCTGAGGCAGTCCCTGGGCGCTCCGTACGACGTCGGTGCGTCTGCGGTACCAAACCCGGCCTTGAAGCCGTACGATGTCATTCGCGTCGTTTACGACGATGGCAACCGAGAGCTGCACGTCGTCGAGAAGGTCTCTATCCCGCTCAGCGTCGATGCCGCTCTCGACATCGGCACCCGGCAATCAACCATCGTGCACGTAGGGGTGACGTAATGCCGCAGACACCGACATACGGGTTCGAGTTCGAGACGCCGCAGTCGAAGCCTGGGATCACGCTCACGGGCGATATCAACGGCTCGTCGCCGATCCTCGCCGAGCAGGTCGAAACCGCGCTTGCCGGAGTCGACGCGCGTGTCTCGGCAGCGGAAGGCGACATTGCCGCGCTGCAAGCGCAGACCGTGAACGACTCGGGATGGATTCCACTCAGCGTCACGGCCGCAGGTGGCTACTCCGTGACCTTGCAGCAGTATCGGCACTGGGGTCCGATCGTCTCTATCATGATCGACTTGACCCGGACAGGCGGCGCGTTCCCGGCGAACAGCGCCGGAAACGTCACTGACACGACCGTGTGCACGATCAACACGGTAGCGGCACGGCCGAGCCAACAGACGCACTGCTTGTTCAACGCCACGGTCACCTCGGGCACGATGCGAATCAGCACGGCCGGTGTGGTGACGATCGTCGACATGCACTCGAACTCGGTTCTCAGCACCGACGACGCCGTGCGGATCGTGCACACGTACTTCGTCTCGACGACGAACTAAGGGGGACCGGTGCCGAACACATCGAACTACGACTTCGAGTACGAATCGCCGTCGTCGCTTCCGGGAACCACGCTCACGGGTGGACCGGGAGGGGGATCACCGATCCTCGCGATTCAGGTCGACAGCGCGCTAGCTGCGATTGAGACGAAGGTCGATATCAACGCCGCGAACATCACGGAAAACACGGCTTCCATCGAATCCGGCGCGACAGCGCTCACCAACCTTGAGAACTGGACTCGTACGGGAACCGTGAACATGTCCTTCACAACTACCAATGCTTCGACAACGGCCGTGAACTTCGGCTTCACGTTCCCCGGGGTCCCGAAGGTGTTCGGGAACATCGACAGCGGTGCGGGTGCCACGGCGCGATGGATCGCCCGGCCGATCAACATCACGACAACGGGCTTCACGATGTTCGTGTTCAGCGGGTCCGCTGACGTGTCGACGTGGGTGGACGTTCCGGTGAACTGGCTTGCGCATTACGACGGGTAGGGGCGATCGTGCGCCATGTGATCCCGCACGAGAGGCAGGCTTGCGCGTGATCCTCCGTGAGCGCGAGCAGGTTCCCCGAGCAGATCGGACACCGGACGCGCTTCCGCGCGCGGATGAGTTTCTTCCGCTGCTTCAGGGTGAGCCCACCCCACGTCCCGTAGCTCTCGGCGTTCGCGATGGCTTCGACCAGGCAGGCTCGCCGGACAGGACATGTCCCGCATATCTGCGCCGCTGTCGGCGTGGGCTCGATCGCTTTGTCGTCGGAGTCCCACGGGTCGAAGTAGCGATCCGCCATCGTCCGACAGGCGGCGTCGTCCCGCCAACGGCGCGAAGGCTCGCGGCCGAAGCCGCGAGCCCTCTCCCCCGGTTGATTCAAATTTTCCCCTAGAACTTCGTCGCGCAGATCGGGCCGATCCCGGCCGCAATGCTCTCTTCGTTCGTCAGCAGGCGACCGCACGAGCAGCACGTGCCGGTGACCTTGCCGTATTCCTTCGCCTCGTCGAGCGTCATGCGGTGCTCGGGCTTGATCACGGCGAGCGGCTTACGGCCGGTGTACTCGAAGCCGTCCGGGGTAAGCTGCTTCGTCGCGATGTGGCCTTCCTGTGTGAAGTACACCTTGAAGATGTCTTCGCCGACCTTGTACATCCCCTCGTCGAGCACTTCGCGGAACTTCGGCTTGTTCTCGTATTCCTTGATCTTCGCCGACGCCGTCGCCTTCGACAGCCGGTGACCGTCGAGCCACTGCACAGCAGCATCCGACGCCGCCTTGTCTTCGATCCGCTCGATCAGCAGGCTACGGAGGTAGCCGAGCTGAGCCGGGGAGGCGGGGGAAGTGATAGCGAGAGTGTTCATCGTTCGTCCTTTCGTCGTCGGTCTATGAAGCATATACCGACGCTTCCGGGTGCTGCAAGCGAGACAGCAAAATTTTTTGAAGTTTTTCTCAGCGCAGGCGACGCGGCGTAAACGGCTTGTCGGCGAACCGCTGCGCGATGCGCTCGGCGGTACGCCGACCCCGGCACAACCGCTGGTCGATCGGGTTCTCTCCCCAGTCGTCGGCGACGTGCTGTACCCACAGCGTCGCCCGTGCACGCAGGGGCGCGACCATGATGAAGCGGTATCGAACCGTCTCCGCACGGTACGTGTGTAGGCTCTCGTCGTCCTTAATCCATTTCAGCGGCATATCGATTCCTTTCATCCGTTCTTCGCAGCTTCGAGAACCGATCGGCGGTATCCCCGAGCCTTTTCGCCGTTGCCCATCGCGAAGGCGTTCGGCTCCGGCGTGCAGCCGTACGCGCGCATCCGCGTGTGCACTTCGACATCCGTGATCCCGAGGTACGCCGCGAGCCGCGCCGTGGCGACGCCGTGCAGTCCTTCGGAGAGGTGCAACGCGGCGTCGAGCACGTTGTGAGCCTTGTACGCACTCGGCGCGGCCGACTCCCGTCGCCACGCCTCGCGCGCCGGAAGCGCCTTCACGTGTTCCTTTTCCATAAACCATACTCGGACGGGATCGGGGGCGCGATCCTCACCCTGCACGCGTACAAGCGCCCACCCGCCTTTTTCCAAGTCTTCCGCGTGCCATCCCTTGCCGGTGGCGTCTTCGCCGAGCACAACGCGCGCTTCCTTCGAGCCCGCGACCGCGAGGCACACTTGCGTCGTGAGCTGTCCGGCAATCTGCGAATCGAGCCCCGGACCGTTCCCCGTCATGGTGGGTTTCTGCGTCGCCCACCATAGGCGGATACCCGCAGCGCGGGCACGTCGAGCAAGCGACCGGAGTCCGCCGACTGAATCGGGAACTTCCGCCATGAGTTCCGCACCCTCGTCGACCGACACGACGATGTTCGGCCGCTCGTCGGTGGGCTCCCATAGGTCGATGCCGCGCGATTCCATGATGGTTTCGCGCTCTTTCATCTCGGCGATCAGCTCGTCAATGACGCCTTGCACGCCTTCGGGCTCCGACTCGACGCGCGCCGTGTGACGCCAGAGCGCGCCTTCGGCACGCTTCAGGTCAAGGATCACGAGCGCCGTGTGCGGCTTCGCGAGCGCATCCGCCATGAGCACACGCAGCGCGACCGACTTACCCGAGCCGGACGTACCCGCGACGAGCAGGCGCTCATCGGTGTTCACCCGGACGACTTCGGCCGTGTCGGCGTCGAGCCCGATTCCTTCGCGCTCGGGCGACCACGTCAGATCGAGCGCGCGCGTCCGGGTGCGGACGCGCAGCACCGCGCGATCGGCCGTGCCTCCCGGCTTGACTTGCGTACGCACCTTGTCGGGAACGGCGAGCAGCGCGCGCACCTGGTCGACTTGCTCGTCGAGCTTCGCCGGAGTCCACACCCCGGCGAAGCCGATCGGGATGAGCAAGCCCGACTCGTCGATCACCGGGGGGCCGGGGATCACCTCGTGAAGCTTGCGCTCGGCGGCGCGTTCGTCCCATGCCGTGATCCGGTGAATGATCTCCGATTCCTCCGGCGTCGGCTTCAGGCCGGACGTGCCACGCATCTTCGCGAAGAGCGACGGCTTCGACTCGCCGGACTCGGCGACCTCGTCGGCGACGGGAGCGCCGTCGACTTCGTCGGCGCGGTGCGCCCACCCGTCCCAAACGAGATAGGCGTACGTGGCAGGCCACACGAGCAGGAATCCGGGATCGCCCTGAAAGAGCGCGTGCACCGGGTAGCCGATGAGCGCGCACGGGATCGCGAGCGCGACCCCCGAGCGCACTGCGCGCTTCCCGAACGCGCGCGCCTTGATCTCGATAGGCGCGAGCGCGCGCGGGGGCGGCGTGTAGCGAGTGCGCGCGCGCTTCGACTTGCGCGCGCGCGCCTCCCGTTCGATGTGCGCCGTGATCGCGCGCGCGTCGCGCTCTTTGATGACTGCTTCGAGTCCTTCGGCGCGCACCCATGCGCGCGCGCTGTCAGCGTGGCGGCGCGCGCCCCGCGAGAAGAGTTCCCACGAAGCGCGCGCCGCGTTGCGCGCAGGTGCGCGCTCGTCGTTCTGAAGTTCGTCGGTCATGTCACGCGCCCGTCAACTGCTTCACGGCGTCGATGAGCCCGAGAGCCATCCCGCTAAAGAAGGCGTCGGCCGCGCTGCCGACGACGCCGCCCGCTCCGTGCGCCGTGACCGGCGCGATGAAGAGCGACCACACGGCGGCCGGGTTGTCGCGTGGGTCGATGCTGAGGTCGGCCGCGACGACGACGACGGCGACGACGCAGGCGAGACTGAAGATGAAGCTCAGCGGCATGTCGTCAACGCCGAACATCCCGCCGACGCCGCCCAAGATGTTGCCGATCCAGCGGCACCACGTCGCCGACCAGGTCGACGCGTACAGCACGAACGAGGCCGTGAGCGCGATCGGGAGCACGAGGAACGCCGACCACTTCTTTTGATCGAGCACGTTGTTCAGAATCCACGCGCCGACGAAGAGCACGAGCGAAACGAAGCCAGCGGCACCGTTCCCGAGCGTGCTTTCAATCGCGATATCCATAGTCTGTCGTCCTTTCGTCTGTGGATTGATCAGGTATTTCATTATACACCCCTCCGGCACGGCACACCAGGCGGGCACCCCCTAGGGGTGCCCGACCTGCACATTCGTTTTTGTCGCGCGCTAGTCCGGCACACCGTGCCGAGCGTGTCGGATCGGTGTTTTCCCTGATCAGACACCCAAAGGGGGTGTGCCGGTGCCGGTGGGAACCGTGCCGGAGCGGCACACCAGCTGTGCCGGTGTGCCGCTCACTGTGCCGCTAGCTGAGGCCGAGTTCCTTGCGGACCGGCATCATCCATCGGGCCACGTGCCCGGGGGACTTCTGCGCGGGAACCGCGAGGTCGTTCCGGGTGGGCAGCGCGCCGTTCGTGCGAATGAACGTCTCGATCCACTCGACGAGTTCGACCGGTCCGGCGAAGTTCGCCTTGACGGCGTCGATCAGATCGGCCGTGGTGTGCGCGCCGGGAAGGACGACGCGCGCGGGCGCGCTCTCGACGATCTCGGGTGCGCGCTCGTCGGTGTCCTCGTGCGCGCTCGTCTCGACGGCGAGTGCGGGGGGCGCGCTCACGGGGCGCACTGCGCGCACGGTGCGCGCGCTCTGCGCGCGCTCATTCCAAGGGCTCATGTGCATGACGGCGTCGCGCGCGAGAGCGCTCGCGCCTGCGTAGCGCGCGGCCGTGCGCGTCTGGATGCGCGCGCGCACCTCGGGCGTGAGGATGCCGAGCGCGTCGGCTTCCGCCCACGCGCGGTCGAACGCGCGCGAGCGCGCCGAGCGCAGCAGCTTCGCGCCTTCGTTGGCGGCGTAGCCGTTGTTCACGATCCGGGTGATCAGGCGCTCAGTGATGACCGTGCTCGCGTCGCGCGAGGTCGCCTTGCCTCGCTTCAGACGCCACCAGGTGATCAGGGGAGACGTCTTGTGCTCGCGTCCGAAGGTGATGACCATGTGCCACGCAACGGCCGCGAGAAGCGGCCACAGCGCGAAGATCATGCTTCCCGCGCCCCACCACGACAGCACGCCCATGAGCGACGCCATCGCCCACACACCAGCTTCGTACTTGTTAAACCCGGTGCCGTGGTGCATGTGCCAGTACGAGAGCGCCCCTAGAATCGCAAGGAACATTTCGAAGACGACGATTACGGCGATCTGCGCGTCAAGCGAGTCGAGACCGGCGCGCGCGATCATGTCGAGCGTCCCGTGCGCGCTCAGGTTCGTCGCGCCGAGCGCGACGAGCGCGACGGCGAGCAAGAGCGCGCCCCGGATACGCGCTCGGTTACGCGCGCCGGATACGCGCTCTTCGCGCTTGCGCTCAGCGCGCGCTTCCCACTCGGGAGCCTTGAGCGCCGCCCATGCGCGCGCCTTCTCGACTGCGCGCGCTCGCGCACCGCGCGAGGTCACGAGCGCGATCACGATCATCATGAGCGCTGCGAGCGCGAGCGCGCTCACGAGCGCGCCGTTCGGGGTAGCAGTGAAATCGTTCATCGTTTCGTCCTCTCATCTCGTCGTCAGCGAATTGTATCAGAGTACGAAAATGAGCGCGCATCCGGGGGGATGCGCGCTCATCACGAGGTGCGCGCTCATGCGCGCTCATCTTGAGTTATCAGTGCCAGAAGACGATCACGACGCCGATGCGCGCCGCGATCAAGGCCGCGCCGATCGTGGTCGTCCACAGCCGGGGAACCGGGTACGGCTTATTGATGTTCGGGAGACTGAGCAGCCATGTGATCCACATGAAGGCGATGATCGAGTACTTCGCGATCATCGACGCCGTGTCGGGCGTGTCCCACCAGAACACGAAGGCAATCGTGAAGATACCGTTCAGCCATGCCAGGATGGCGACCCCGGTGCGTCGGTCGCCCTTCGTCTGCTTCCCGATCAGCGTGAAGCTGAACGCGCCGAGCAGCAGCCACAGCAACGTGTGCACGATGAGAATCGCAATGTCCATCTTTCGTCCTTTCGTCGTACTTCATGAGAGGCGCGAGCGGGATTCGAACCCACGTGAGCAGATTTGCAGTCTGCGACCTAGCCACTCGGACATCACGCCGTGGGGTAGAGCGCGAGCGCGCGCCGAAGTCGTTAACACGCGCTCGCACCCTCCGTGGACCGTGACGGATTCGAACCGACAACCCTCTGTTTGCAAAACAGACGCTCTACCGTTGGAGCTAACAGCCCTTGCGCCGCATGGGAGGACACGGGAGCGACATCCCCGCGAGACGGTACTTAACCCCGTCTATACACGCCATGCACAGCGTGCGTATCCGTGCACCGAGAAGGACTCGAACCTTCGATCAGCGGTATGTAAAGCCGCTGCTTTTGCCACTAAGCTACCGGTGCGTAGCGAGCCCGAGATTTGAACTCGGAACCACGATCGTATCAGGATCGCGCTCTAACCATGTTGAGCTAACTCGCCGTACCCCGCCCGGGATTCGAACCCGAGACCCACAGAGTTTAGGAAACTCCGGCTCTATCCGCTGAGCTAGCGGGGTGTAAAACGTGCCCCGCCCCGGCCTCGAACCGGGTACCTCTCGATTAAAAGTCGAGAGCACGTCCACATGTGCTTGCGAGGCGTGCCCCGTCCTGGATTCGAACCAGGGACCTACCGGTTAAGAGCCGGAAGCTCTGACCTACTGAGCTAACGAGGCTTGCTTATTCTTTTGTTTCCAATTGCGCATATATTCGTTTTTGCGAAGTCTGCACGGTTCGCATTTACAGTTGCGCTTACCGGACGCGCCGCCTCCGTGAGGTACAGAGCTTTCCCGGCTCGTCTTCTCCTGGTGGTGCGCTTCGCACAGCAGTTGACAGAGCTTGAGTTCCGTCTCGTACCGCTGGATATTGCACGACCATAGGCCGCTGATATCCATCGTCTTCGTGCTCCGGTCGATGTGGTCGATCTCTAGATTGTCCGTGGTGCCGCAGACGACACACTTCCCGCCTAGATTCTCGATCGAGTCCGACCGGCGTCGGTGGTATCGCTTAAGCATGTACTCGCGCATGTACTCATTGTAATTTTCACGTTTCGTCATGCGTCGAGTATAGCAGCACACTTAACCGTCTCTTGCCGTGGGATCGAACCACGCCGCCCGGGACTTCACTCCGGTGCTCTGCCAACTGAGCTAACGAGACATCTCAAATCTCGGGGTCGAGATTTGACGTCTTGCCGAACTCGCCAACTGCCGTTGTCGAGCCTTGAGCCTCCGCGAGGATTCGAACCCCGGACCGGCCGATTACGAAACGGCTGCTCTGTCCACTGAGCTACGAAGGCAGTGCGAGAAGACGCCGAAGGTTTCGAGCCTTCACAGTGCGCGCACCTGCTGTCTGTGCGACGCCTTCTCTCGAACCGGTACCGTGACTCGAACACGGTCTAACTGTTTGGAAGACAGTCGTGCAACCCACACACCCCACCGGCATATCTAGTTGTCTTGCGTGCCCCGAGATGGAATCGAACCATCGACTACCGGCTTCGTAGACCGTCGCTCTATCCGCTGAGCTACCGGGGCGCTGTACTCGTGCCCGGATTCGAACCGGGACTTGCCGGGATTTGAATCCGGTGTCTCTGCCGTTGGACTACACGAGCTTACGTACCCCGTCCGAGAGTCGAACTCGGAACCTTCTGAACCTAAATCAGACGCCTCTGCCAGTTGGGCTAACGGGGCTTGCTATGAAGTTGGGGTGACGTACGGGATTCGAACCCGCGACCTTTCGGGCCACATCCGAACGCTCTTGCCGCTGAGCTAACGTCACAGTCGGGTTACCCGGAATCGAACCGGGGTCCTCGTGATCCCAAATCACGCGCCATCCCACTAGGCCATAACCCGTCCGGCTCCGGCCGTCCTGTCAGCGGTCGGAACCTTGCGCCATGTACGGGGATCGAACCCGTTACCCTTCGCTCGACAGGCGAACGCTCTACCAATGAGCTAACACGGCATATTCTCTCCTCGCTTCCGCGAGGCATTCGGGCGACTAACCCGGCATCGGCGGTTCCGTCCGGAAACTAACCGTCGAGTCCTCACTTCGGCGACCGGGGCAGAGAGACCCTAGCCTTACCCGGCATTGCCTGAGTTCACCCGTTATCACGCTCTAGAGTCACCTAGAGTTATCACACGGTCACCTCACACGTACTCCGACAGGGACTCGAACCCTGTACCCGAGAGTGAAAATCTCGGATCTTAACCCATAGACGACCGGAGCTAGATCAGGCGCGCGCATCGCTGCGGTTGGTCACGCCTTCACGTCTTGCTTGTCCAAGCTGCTCACCGTGGATTCGAACCACGAACCTTCCGCTCCAGAGGCGGCCGTTCTGCCATTGAACTAGCGAGCATCGTTCTTCAGTTGTTCGAGCTGCCCGAGAAGGATTCGAACCTTCGACCACGCGATTAACAGTCGCGCGCTCTGCCGCTGAGCTACCGAGCATCGTATAGCTGCCCCGCTTGGATTCGAACCAAGAATCTCTAAGTCCAAAGCTTAGCGTGTTGCCGGGTTACACCACAAGGCATTTATTTCAGAGCCGGAGATGAGGCTCCCCCGGCTCCCGACCGATGATCGGGGCGACCTTCTTCGTATGCCTCATGTCGCCTTGCACGGGTTACGGGATTCGAACCCGTGATCTTCACATTGAGAATGTGACGAGATGACCGCTACTCTAAACCCGCTCGGCTTCCGGGGGCTCGCACCCCCGTGAAGCTTAGTTGCCCGACGTCTCTAGATCGATGTCCGGCACGATCGTCTCGGGCCGGAAGATGATCCGGTGATGGAACTCGTCGACATCGACGACTTCCATCTGCTCGACGAAGTATGTCACGTTGTCGGACAGGCCGAGAAAGTGCTTCGTGTACGCGTTCTCGCCGTCGCCGTCCGCGATCTTGCACGTGACTTCGAGCTGATTGCCCTCGTCTTCGATGTTGCAGCGGCCTTCGATCGTCAGAAGGTACGTGTCCGTGATCCCGTTGAAGAACACGATGCGCCGTAGGACTTCGAAGTTCTCGGCCGCTGTGGAGATGTTGTGTGAAGCCGTGTCGGCTGCGGTGCACGCCGTGAGCGTGACCCCGAGCGTCGCGGCACCGGCAGCGGCGACGAGCGTCTTCGTCAGTTTTCGCATGTATCCATCCTCTTTCGTCGTGTATCTGGCGTGCCCGCCCGTGGACTCGAACCACGCGCCTTCCGGTCCGGAACCGGATGCTCTATCCGCTGAGCTAGGCGGGCTCGCGGCTTCGGGTCGAGACCAGCGCACCGTTAGTAGTGTGTTGGAACCGAAGCCGCTTTGTTGACGCCGTGGGTATCGAACCCACCTTGTCGAGTTTCCCCGACGCGAGCTTTACAGGCTCGCTGTCGCACCTGCGACTGACGCCATTGCGCGGAAAGTAGAGGATTCGAACCCCCGCCGACCTCGCGGCCGACGTCCCGGTTTTCGAGACCAGGTGCGCACCCGTTGGCGCATACTTTCCATGTCCGGCAGCACTTGCGGTCACCTAGCCACATCGGCCTAGTTCCTACGTACTGCCGGTTCCCCTTCTCCCGTACCCGTGTCATCCCGTGGGAACGAAAGTGGAAAGTGAGGGAATCGAACCCCGACCCCGTGCGGGATCGCCGAGTTAGCAACCCGGCTGTGCTTGCCAATACACGCACTTTCCATCGGACGATCCGGGTTCCCATGAGGTGCATCCCCGAGCACTCCGTGCCGAACCGTCCTAGTAGCGGGAACCGGAGTCGAACCGGCACCTTACGGCTTATGAGGCCGCAGCTCTACCCTTAAGCTATCCCGCATCGTGTGGCGCTTGCGCGCCTCGTAACGTACCGGGGAATCGAACCCCGAACCTCCCTCACCGGGTGCTCTGCCATTGAGCTAGTACGTTTACCCCCGAACCACCGGGAGCCTTTTCCGGTCCCGGGAGCTACCCGAGCCGGTCGATCCGTTGCGATGGTTAGTCGCGTGGCCTTGCAATGTACGGATCAACACACTACGCACCCCCGGATGGAATCGAACCACCTGCACGCGGGTTTGGAAGCCGCTGCTCTGCCAATGAGCTACGAAGGCTAGCGCCGGGCGGACCCGGCACTTTCATGCTACTTCACTTCGACGTTCGTGTCTTCGCCGTTGTCCCGTCGTCTGTCGTCGTCGGGCTCGTGCGCCTTGAACTATTAAACAATAGCATGTGTGCCCCGGGCTTGCAACCCGGGGGTACCCTCTTGCGTTTCCGCTGCTCAGAGTGCGAACCACCGGTAGCCGTGGGGCTTGACGTACCGCGTCTCGGCGCGCTTCTCTTTGGTGAGCTGCCGCAGGCTCGAATACACCTGCTGTTCCTTCTCGTCGAGTTCGGCCGCGATCGATTCTTTCGAGATGCCGGTGTCGGCGTCCGCGCGGACGAGCAGCGCGTACACGGCGTTGTCGCGGTCGATCGTCTCTTGCGGCCGGGGCCGACCGCGACCGCGCTTAGGCTCGCTCTCAGTGGGCGCGGCGGCCGGTTCCGGCGCGGGCTCGGACTCGACGGGGGCGGAGTCGTCGACCGGCGTGATCGCGTGGTTCATGACGGCGTCGATCTTCGCCCGCGTCTCGGCGCTGATCACGGGAGCAAGCTCGACGGGGATCGGCTCGGCGACCGGCGTCGGGTCGACCTCTTGCCCGGCCTGTAGCAGCTCGTCGGCCGCTGCCTGCTGCTCTTCGGTGGGCGGGAAGACCACGCCGCCCGTGGCGAGCGTCGAGACGTCCGGCGCGTCCGTGATGTCGTCACTCTCGCCGGTACGCGTGTCATATGGCGCTGCTGCCATCTGTACCGGCTTCGGGGCCGGTGGCTCCGGCGACGACTCCGGCGCAGGGACGGCCGCTTGCGCTTCGCGCACCTCGCGCCGCCGCTTGGCGAATGCATTTTGTCGGTTTCGTGCAGTGAACACTATTTGTCCTTTCTTCGTGATCTTGCGATTCTACCATTTATGAAAAAGAGGGTGCCCGCATCGCGGACACCCTCTTGAGCCGGGTCTAGAAACCGGCGTCGTCGTCGGTCGCGACGCTCGCGCCGGAGTCGGAGCCGTAGCCGAGCGACTCGCCTTCGCTCAGCGCCGGGAACGAGGTCACGGCGATCGCGCCACCGGAGGGTGGCAGCATCGCCCACGACAGTTCGACGGCGTCGCCGTAGGTGTCGTCACTGGTGTGCTTGACCTTGCCTCGGAAGGGCTTGCCTTCCATGGCCTTCGCGAGCTGCTGCATGGTCGGCTTGTGCGCCGTGAGCACTTCGATCGAGATGCCCATAGCCTTCATGTGCAGCACGAACTTCTTCGCCTGCGAAGCCGTGCGGATCACGTAGAAGCTTTTGATCGCCTTCCCTGCGTGCGGCCCGGTCGTGACCTTCGCGTCGACCTTGACCATCGGGTTCCCGCTGCCGGAAACCTTGCCTTCGGCCCCGGTGACGATGAAGTCGTACGTCCCTTCGGGAAGCGGGTTGAAGGCGTCGGCCGCTTCTTCGATGAACGCATCCCATGTTTCGTCTGCCATGTCCTCTATCCTTTCGTTTCGGCCGCAGCCGGGAAAATCATACGCATCATGTGCGTAAGGTTCGGGTTGTCGATGATCCCCTTCGGGAATCGGTCTTCGAAGTTCGACCCGGTGGCGTACGCCGGGTGCGACTTGACGAGCGCTCGGAACACCGAAGGCGCGTCGTCCGGGATCATGCCCTGCTCGTTCTTCACGAACGCTTTCTTCATGCAGATCACGGAGTCGAACGAGTACGGCATTCGTACCTGAATGCCGCCTTGCATCGCGGGACGGTACCGGCCGTCTTTCGTGTGGCCGTGCGCCGTCGCCGCGAAGACGCGCAGCGGATTCGCCGGGTCCGACACGCGCGCCATGATACGCGACAGGTCGGAGAGGACGCGACGCCGGATAGCGCCCCAGTCCTGAATGCGGAAATCCTCGTCGACCGAGCGAATCGCTTCGATCCCCTGCTCTTGACCGACCGTGAGCGAGTCGAGCCCGATCGAGACGAACGGGTGATCATTACGGTCAATCCACGGCATCGCCTGCGCCATGACGGCGGCGCTCGTGATCTTCACGATGGCGAAGTCGTACGTCCCGTCGTCCTTCGGGGGTGCTTCGGCCGGGTTCCACAGCTTGAGCCGGAACGGCTCGCCGTCGCGGTTCGGATTCGGTCGCCCTTGAAAGAACTGCCACTTGCCTTCGGTGTCGAAGATGACTCCCGGCGTCGGCATGGTGGCGAGCAGTGTGCTCTTACCGTTCTTCGTCTCGCCGTACGCGAGAAAGCTAGCGGTCTCGAACTCACTGAACACTTCGGGCATTCATCCTCTCCTCTCTGTCGCTCTGATCTATTACATAAGTCTAGCATAGGCGCAGCGTATCGCTCGTGCGGGTCCCTTTCTTCGAAGAGATCGCGGATCGCGTCTTCAACCCGCGAGCCGTCGTCGAACATGCCGCAGACGTCGAAGAACGAGCAATCCCATGAACAATCCCGAGTCGGATTCGGCTGCGCGAACATCTTCACGCCGATCTCGCCGAGCTGCGCAATCCGCGCTTCGAACTCGATCACGTTCGTAATGAGGCCGATCAGCCGAAGCCGGTACGACTCGACTTCGTCGGCGTTGTGCACGATCGTCTCGCGCATGTAGAACGGCGGCTTCGCCGTCTTCCCGCGCTTGACCTTCCGCAGCATGTTGTACAGCGCCCCGTCGACCTGCTGCTCTGGATACACGATCGAGAGCAGCAGGTGATAGTGAAGCATCTGCGGGTCGCTTTGCAGCGTCGGCAACACCTGCGCGAAGTTCTGTACCGTCTTGTGGTCAACGAACTGCGTGAAGCCGGTGACCTCGTCGAGCACGCGAGCGTCGAGCTTGCCGACGATCTCGACGAGTTGCCCGAAGTCGGCCCCGAGTTGGTCGCTCGTGATCCTGACCTGCTCTTCGGCCCCGATCACCTGCAAGTGCGCGTCGGCCCCGGTGTCGGCGAGCCATTCGAAGTAGCCTTCGACCATCGCCCGTTCAAGGTCGGTGTCCTTCAGGAACTTGTCGATCACGGCCGCGTCGGGCTCGACGCCGAGCGTCTGACACTGCGAGTGGTACTCGCGCGCAGCGTCCGAGATGGCGTCTTCGAGCGCCTGCCGGGGGTCGACCGCGCCGTTCGGCGTGTAGAACGCTTCGAGCGCGGCGTGCACCCGCGTGCCCGACTGCAACGGCCCCGTGGGGCCGTGCAGTCGCGGCGCGAGGCGGCGCACGTGCCGCAGCCAGTACCGGCGCTTGCAGCGCTGGAAATCCTTCAGGTCTGACTGCGAGATACGCCGGATGTCGTTCATGGTCCTCCGTCGATGTCGTCGTTCATGGCGTCTTCGTACTTCGTGATCTCGGCGTCGATGTCGATCATCTCGTTCAGGTACTCGGCGTGCTTGGCGTAGGCCGTGGCCTCGTCGTATCCGGCCGCCTGATCGAGCAGATCAAGCGATTCGATCCGAGCGGCTTCGGCGTCAAGGTGCGCCGTCGACTTCCCGGCCGCCTGAAGCTGCTCACGGTCACGCACGATCTCTTCGAGCCGCTGCATCTTGGCGTACAGCTTTTCGACCTGCGTCTCTTCGATCGTGTCGGCCGTGATGATGTCGATGATCGTGATCGCCTCGTGCTGTTCCGACCCGATACGGTGCACCCGGTCTTCGCCCTGCATGTTGTCGATGAGCGACCACGACCGTTGCAAGCGCACGAGGGTGTCGGCGGCCGTCATGTTCAGGCCGACGCCACCGGCCTTGTACGTGAACAAGATGTACTTGAGCTTGCCGGACTGAAAGGCTTCGACCGTCTCGTCACGCTGCGCGCCGGACACGCCGCCCGTGATCACGCCGTACTCGATCCCGGCCGCCGTGAGGCGCTTCGCCGCGAGGTCGATAAGCTGCTTGTGCTCGGCCGCAATGGCAAGCGGCTTGCCGGGGTTGTCGTCGATGATCGACATGAGTTCGTCGACCTTCGAAGACGGGTCCGTGAGCGTGACCTTCCACGAGCCGGGGTCGGCCGGGTTCTCACCCTTGTCGACGTCGCACATCGCGGACGCGAGTTGCAATAGGCGCGTCGCGGCCGGGAGGTTCCCGTTCATGACGAGCTTGTCGCCCGAGTCCGTCGTGAGCACGTATTCGGCCGCGACCTCGTCGTATGCCTTCTTCTGCTTCGCGCTCATCTCGACGTGGCGCACGACGCGCGTCTTCGCCGGAAGCTGATCCAGCACGAGCGCCTTCAACATGCGGCGCATCCGAACGTCGAGCAGCGAAAGGAACTCGTCGCGCGTCGCCGGGTTGAGTCCGACGATTGACATCCCGCCGAAGGCGTTGAACTCAGTGAGCGCGTACCGGTCGATGAAGGCCGACTTGCGCGGGAACCCGGCCGGGTCGATCGTGTGCAGAATCGACCAGATGTCGCCCGGGTGGTTCGCCACGGGCGTTCCTGTGAGCGCCCACCGGTAGTTCACGGTCGGGCCGTGAAATACACGCCAGATCGCGCGGGACTGCAAGGCTCGCGGGTCCTTCACGCGGTGCGCCTCGTCGAGCACGCAGACCTTGAACGGAATCGAGTTCAGTTCCTTGTCGTGCGTCTCGCACTTCGCCGGAGTCAACGCCTCGTCGCCCGAGACCGGGTCGCACTCGCGGCACTTCTTCAGGCGAACGGAGCCGTACGGCGCGAGCCGCGAGTGCAGACGCACGCTTTCGATGTTCATGATGAGCACGAGGTTCGGAACGTCGAGCGCTTCGGCGATCTGCTTCCGGCGCTTGGCGGCCGCACCGTCGATCACGACGGCGTTCGCTTCGGGAAGCCACTTCGCGACCTCGCGAGCCCAGTTCCGCTTAGTGGAGTTAGGGCAGACGACGAGCGCGGGGTACGCGCCGCCTCCGTACTCGGGCATGATCATGTCGACGCGGCGCATCGCTGCGAGCGTCTGAAGCGTCTTACCCGAGCCCATCTCGTCGCCGAGCAGCGCATACCGCGCTTGCACAAGGAAGTCGGCCCCGGGAATCTGGAAGGGGTACAGCTTCTCGTCGTGCTCGTTCACGGGCGTGTACGGCTGCACGGGCTCGCGAGCGTCACGCAGTTTCAGGACCGCGTCACGTCGAGTCTTCTCGCCTCGCGACCACTCGCCGAGCAGCTTGCCGACCTTGAGCCGGTCGCCGAAGATCGCCCGCGCCTGAATGCACGCCGCCCACGACTTCGGGAGCATCCACTTCTTCAGGTCGGCGTTCCATTCCTTGCCCGGAATCTGCGTCACGAGCGGCTTGTCTTGCCACAGCGTGTCGTGCAGGACGATCCGGCTTCCCGTCTCGTCGAGTTCTGCGATGATCGATGTCATCTCTATCCCTTCGTCTCGTCGTCGATTTTCATCATAGCACCGTTCGACACGGCGAGCCATTCCGGGTAGTCGACATCTTTGAGCAGCGCGTACGCCTGCCGCGCGGCGTCGGTGGCGTGTCCGAGCTTCGACGAGTACCACCCGGCCTTGCGCAGCGCGCCGTCGCTCGCGAACTTCAGATTCGCCTTCATGTACTGCGTGATCTCGTTCCGGGTGTGGAGCTTCGCGAAGGCGCGAACCATCCCCGTCACTTCGAGCGCGTCGGCCTGCTGCGACAGCTTCGCCGTGCGGCCCGAGATGATGAACCGTTCGACGGCGATGTACACGCCGCCAAAGCCGACGTAGTCGGTCGCCTTCACGATCAGATCGGTCATGCGCTTCGGCATCCGTTCGGCGTCGACCTCGTCGTGCAGGTACTGCCGGTCAAGGAACCCGAAGCGGGGTCCGTTCGAGTACACGAACAGCCCCGTCGTCTTGCCGGGGTCGACGCCGAAGATCACGTACTGCCTAGACATCCTTCTTTTCCGCCCATCGTTTTCCGGTCGCGCCGCCCGAGGTGAGCGGAAGCGACAGCAACTTGTCGTCGTTCATGATCGTGTTCATCGTCTCGATCGCGTCCGGCACGTCCGCGTCGGGGATTTCGGAGATCGCTTCGTCGTGCACGGCGAGTACGAGGTAATCGCCGAGTCCGGCCGCGTCGAGTTCGAGTAGCTTCGTCTTCATGATCTCGGCCGCGAGCCCTTGAATCTGGTAGTTCACCAGGGGATAGAGCTTGCGGTAATCGTCGGCGATGAAGCGGCGGCCGGTCATGGGCGACGTGACGTACGCGAGCCCTTCGGCCTTGTACCGCTGCTCGGCCTCGCGCTGCACGGCCCGCTGGTGCTTCGGGACTCCGGCGTATGCGCGCTTGTAGTCGGCCGCGAGCTTTTCGATCTCGGCGAGCGGAATGTGTGTGGTCCGCGCGAGCCGGTCGTTCCCGCTGCCGTAGTTCGAGGCGTAGACGTACGACTTCGTGAGGCTGCGACGCGGGTCCTTCTTCACGATGGTCGGATCGCCGTAGATCGTCTGCGTCATGTACGTGAAGAAGTCGCCTGGCTGCGCGAAGGCGTCGAACAATCCCGGGTCCTGCGTGAGGTGCGCCATGATCCGCAGTTCGATCTGATCGAAGTCGAACATGACGAGCGTCGAGCCCGGCGACGACACGACGCAGTTCCGCACCACGATCGAGAGCGGATCATCCTCGTCGACACGCGGAAGCTGCTGCAAGTTCGGCTTCGACATCGACATGCGCCCCGTGATCACGCCGAAGGCTCCCGACGTCTGCTCTTTGAAGCCGAGCGTATTGATGCTCGGGTGCAAGCGGCCGTCGAGTTCGGAGTACTCCAGGAACCGGCGCAGGTACGTCGAGTTCAGCTTTTCGACCCGCTTGTATTCCTGCAAGAGCTGCACGAGCGGGTGCCGGATGCCTTCGAGCGCGAACTTATCGAGCGACCACGCGCCTTCCTGCGTCTTCTTCCACAGCGGCACGTCGTCGCGCACGAGGATGTCGACGATCTGCTGTGAAGCCCCGAGGTTCACCCCGAACTCGTCGATCCCGCGCTTCGCGAGCGCGTCGTGCAGTTCGACGAACTCGGCTTGCTTCGTCTGCGTGTACTCGCGGTCGATCATCACACCCTTGCGTTCCATGCGATCGGCGATCCACCCCACCGACAGCTCAATGTCGTACGCGCGGGGCGCGATCTTCGCGACCGTAGGCCAGTGGAATTCCCACAGCCGGACCGTGAGCACCGGATCGAGCGCAGCGTAAATCCAGTACACGGCGCACGGCCCGGTCGCCGCGATGGGCACGGTCGCCCATGTGTACCCGCCCGAACGCATGACGTCGCTCAACTGCTGCTGCGCTGCTGCGGCGACCGGATCGATGTGCTTCGCGCACTGCTGCTTCAGGCCGACTGAGACGGTCGGGTTCACGATGTGTGCGAGCATCATCGTGTCGTCGACCAGGTGCACGGGGATGTGAATCCCGTGCTTGCGGAGCATGGCGACGTCGTACCGCGCGTTGTGTGCGACGAACCGGCCGCGCCGCTTCCACCGGCTCACGATCTCTTCGACGAGGCCGTACCACCGGTCGATCGGGATCGCCCATCCGGTGAACGCGTCGCCGAACTGCACGAGGCGCACGGAGTCGACTTCGGGAGAGAGGCCGGTCGACTCCGTGTCGAAGCCGAGCCGGTCGCAGGTGAGGCCGGATAGCCACTCAAGGCACTTCGCGACGTCGTCGTACGTCTCGACGAGGTGCAAGTTCACGCCTTGCAATGCCATGTGTCGTCCTTTCATCGTTCGTCTGACAACGAAGCCCCGCGCGTGCGCGGGGCTCGTCGATTTCTATCTTACTCCGGTCGATCAGCTAGTACGAGGTCGACGCCGTGGTAATCGTCGTCGATGTCCTCGGCCGACGATGGGATGAGCCGCGAGAGCGAGTACATCCCGAGCGTGAGCGGCCAGATTGCGGCGACGCCGAGCACGATGAAGACGACGACCATGCGAGCGTCACTCGCCGAGTCGACGTCGGCGTGGTCTCCGGTCCGGTCGTCGCCCATGACGCGCCGGATCGGGTTCGTGAGTGCCGCAGCGGTGAACATTGCGCCTAGTAGGTAGATAGTTGCGAAGAGTGATCCCCAGTCCATAGCGGGTCCTAGCAGGTGTTACGCGGGTGGAATTACGGTCAAGACTACGGGAGGCCGACCCCGGGAACGGGACCGGCCTCCGTGTTCGTCGTCGTCGCTATTCGGGCTTGTCGGTGTCGTCGTCGGCCGAAGCCGGGTATTCGACCTCAACCCACGTGTCCCACATGGGCAGCACGCTTCCGCCTTGCAGCTCGTCGACGTCGTGGTTCCGCGTGACGCGGCAGCGGAAGGATTCGACCGTCTTCAGGTTGATCCCCTCGTTCGCGAACATCGCGCGAGCGAAGTTCACGAGGTTCTGCGTTGCGGCGAAGGCGTCGTTCCCGATGCCGCCGCGCACGGTCATGAACTCGGCGACGCGCATATCACGCTCAGAACTCATCGGCGTCGATCTCACAGAGACGCCGTGCGACGGCGTGGCTTTCGTCTTTGTCGGCTTCGCCTGTCACGACGAGGAACTTCGCGAGAACGTCGAGCATTCCTTGCCACCGTTGGCGCAGGTCGCGACCTTTCGCATACTCCGTTCCTTCGAGCTTGAGCATCTTCGCGTGAGCGCGCTTGACGAAGCTGATCATCTCTGCGCGCGCTGCCGCGTTCGCTTCGGCGTTAGCGTCGGCGAACTTCCGCATGTCGGCTTCGTGCTCGTCTTGCGGCACGTAGTTGCGCCCGCGCCAACACACGCGGTCACCGTTCTTCGTACCGAAGCACTCAGGGCCGATGGTTTCGGTCTCGACTGAGGCCGGTCCGGGATCGTCGTGAAACTTGACGTCGCCGCGCAGCGTGGTCGCCGTCTGCTCGTCGAGCCCGAAGAACGTCAGCAGCGTGTCGCCTGCGGTCGATGCTTCGAAATTGAACGACTGCGAGACCGACCACGGATCGTCGCGCTTGATCTGCTCGATCTTCCCGTCGTACTGCACGGTTCCGGCCTTCGTGTCGACGACGCCTAGCACGAAGTCGCCGAGCATGTTGCGGCTCATCGTGTTGAACCCGGCCGCGAGCATGTGCGCGACGTTCACAGCGTCGTCGTCGGCGACCGTGAATGTCGTCCCGTGGTCGGCATCGTCGCCCATGAACCACGAGATCGTGAAGCTCTGATACATCACAGTCCCCCGAGGAATGAGCCGAAGCTGACCAGGATGTACAGGATCGCAGCCACGAAGGCGAGTGCGAGCCCCACGATCACGGCGAGCGCCGTCCACCCGCAGCCGTTCAGGCGCGGGCCGGTGCTCTCGTTAGTTTCTTTCATCATTTCTTCCACTTCTGTCCGTTGATCGCGATCATGAGGCCGAGCGGCAGGATCGCATAACCCGGCTCTCCCATGATCATGAGGATGAACATGGTCACGATGCACGCGACCGCTCCGATTACCGGCATGATTTCCTTACTCGTGTCGACGTGGTTACTCCGGCTCGAAGTACGAGCCGTTCGCCGTCTTGTGCGGTCCGCCGTGATCGAGTTCGCGCACACACTGGCTGTTCGCCGGGTCGACGAGCCGGTTTGTGAACCGCTGCGCGAAGCATCGTTGCCCTTCGACGTGCTGCCCGTTCACGAAGTAGAAGAAGTTAGACTTCGGATCGGGCTCGGCCTTCGAGGCTACGGATGCGAGCAGCGCATAGACGTGGGCGCGCATAACGTGTCTCGTCTTCGCCTCGTCGGTGTTGTAGAGCGGCTGCCCGTGCTCGTCGCGCCCCAGTGAGAATTGAAGCTGCTTCTCGGCCTGCGCGGCGTAGTACTTGAAGTCTTTCGTTTCGCCCCTCATCGCTTCCCTTTAGTCTTCTCGTATTTCCGCATGAGGCGATCGACCCGCGTCATGTCTCGGTACTTGATCCATTTGAAGATTCCCCACGTCAGAGGAACCGACAGCACGAATCCGATGCACCCGCCGATCAGCACGATGAGCAGGTCGGAAAGCAAATCTGTATCAGTCATTGTCGGCCTGCGCCTTCTGCTCGATCCACACCACGCAGTAGCCGATCCGCCCGTGAGCGAAGGCAAGCCGCGCGACGTGCTGCACGGTGCCTTCGTGCTCGCGCGATGTCTGCGCGAAGCGCAGCGGTCCGCCGTACTCGCTCAGGAACGCGGCGCGATCGTCGAACTCGGCGCGCGCCTCGTCGGCATCGGGGTTGAGCACGTAGTACGTGACGTCGTTGCCGCACGCCGTGTTGAGCGCGGCGCTGTCGTCGTACTCGTACAGGAAATCGGCGAGTTGGTGCAATCCGGCGACCGTGTGCGCCCGGTGGTCTTCTGGGTCCATCGTCTGTCCTCTCGTCTTGTCGTCTCGGGGTGGATATGGAACGGGCCGGTCCGCACCCCTCATCGAACCGGCCCGACTCACCCGAGCCTAGCATATACGTCAGAGTCCCGCGAGCGGGTCGGCGTCGAGCCCGGTGCGGTTCACCTCGGGGATCACCGGCTCATACCGGGCGAGCAGGTCGGCAATGCGCTCATCGACGCACGCGGCGTCGCGGAACGCGGCGGCGTTATGCGGCGGGATCGCCATCTCACCCGTGTCGCGCCGGAATCCGGCCTTCGTGGGCACGAAGAGCTTGCGAAGCACGTCTTCGGCGTCTTCGGTCCAAATGACCGTGTCGCGCTGCCACTCCCCTTCGATCGCCGACTTCCCGAGCGAGACGAAGACGTATTGCCAGCGCGCGACCGGCTTGAACCGGCCTTCACCCTCGTCTTCGAGCGGCTGCGCCCACATGATCGCCGTGTCGGTCCACCGGCATCCCGAGCAGCGCACCCCCTTGCCGGGCTTCGTGCCGGGCGCGTGATTCAGGTGCGTCTTGCGGTACGACGAGCCGAAGCCGAGTACGCGCGCGTTGAACACGTCGCCGGAGTCGTCGGCCGTGAAGAACTGCAAGGGCAGATCGGCGATGCTCTCGACGTCGGACGCATAGGGGTAATCCGCCATGAAGTCGGCAAACGCCTCAGTGCGGACATCAATCGGTGCGGTTGCAGTAGTCGACATGTGTCGTCCTTTCATCATCGTGTCGTCGTCTTGATCGGTCCGGTTGCGTACCGGTACGACCGAAGCCTAGCACGAGCGGTATTATGGTTGGTAGACGACGGATGAAAGGAAAGAAGATGTGGCTAGTGTGACTTTTTCCCGGTTCGCTTCGGCGACTCCCGGCGCGGCGGCGTACGCCTGCTCGCGGCTCGGGTTCCGGGTGTTCCCCCTGCGCGCCGACACCGGCACTCCGGCCTTCGCCGAGTGGCCCGAGCGCGCCACGCTCGACGCCGACCTGATTCGGGAGTGGTGGACGGGCAACTTCTCGCGCTGCGGCGTCGGGATCGCCACCGGCCCCGAGTCGGGCACGTGGGTGCTCGACATCGACGTGAAGGACGCGGACGGCTTCGCGACGCTGCGCGACCTCACGCAGCGGCACGGCGGGACGGTCGACGCCTTCACGCGAACCATGACCGTTCGGACGCCGAGCGGCGGCGCACACGTCTACTTCGCCTGGGATGAGGCGAGCGGGGCCGAAGGCGGCGTGCGCAACTCGTCGAAGCAGCTCGCGCCGGGGCTCGACGTGCGCGGCATCCGTGGATACGTGCGGGCTCCCGAGGTCGGCGCTTACCGCTTGATCGAGCGGGACGGCCGGAAGATCACGACGCTTGCGAGCGCGCCCGAGTGGCTGATTCCACTCTGCAAGAAACGCCGAAACGCGAGCGCCGAGCCCATGACGAACGCCGACGTCCGCGCGCGCATGGGAGCAGGCGGGGCGCGATGGGCGAAGTACGAAGCGGCCGAGAGCGTGCGGAAGTTGGCACGGTCGGCCCCCGGATCGCGGAACGACATGCTCAACCGGACGGCCTTCCGGCTCGGTACGCTAGCAGCTCTATACGGCGAGCCGAGCGAAGACGCCGCGCGCGCGTGGTGCTTCGACGCGATGGATGCGGCCGGGGCGAACGACTCGCGCGAGCAGCAGATGCGAACCTTCACGTCCGGTTGGGAAGCGGGACGGGCAGCACAGACGGCGAAGGCCGTCGATCACGCTCCCGTCCGTGAAACGTAGAAAGGTGACGAGAGCGATGATCGACGACCAGACAGATAACCCTGAAACCGACCCTAGCACGCCCGAAACGGACGACTTCGCCGCAAGCATCGTCGGCGGTATCACTGGAGCGCGCGAGCGCGCCGACGAGCTGCCCGACGCGACGGCCGTCGTCGACCTTGACCAGTCGTACCGGTTCCTGCCCGAGAGCGTCACGCTCGACGAGCCGGTTCCGGGGCCGAAGGAACCCGACAAGGTCGCGCGGTTCCTGCTGTACCTCTTCGCGGACGCCGGGATTCACCTGAAGCACTGGCGCGACGAGTGGTACCTGTACCGCGAGGGCGACACGGGCGGCGCGTACCTGCGGCTCGGCGGGGCGGACAACCGCTATGCCGTCGCCGACGCCGTACGGACGCTGCTCGCCGATGCGCAGTACATGCACGTCACGAAGGACGGAGCCGAGCCGCGCCCGTGGTCGCCGAACACGTCGAGCGTGCGCGAAGTCGTCGAAGCGATGGCGTCGCAGATGCGCATGAGGGAATCGATGGACGTCCCGGCGTGGCTGCGCCGGTCGGAAGCGTCCGAGACCATGCCCGGCGATGAGATCACGTGCGTGCGGAACGGCCTGCTGTGGTGCCCGCGCGAAGGCGGCGCGGCGGCGCGCACGCTCGTCGACCACACGCCGAGCTTCTTCACGGACACGGCCGTCGTGGTCGATTACGAGCCGAGCGCGCGGTGCGACCGGTGGCTCAAGTTCCTAGACGAGCTGTGGCCGGGCGATGCGGACTCGCACGCGCTCTTGCAAGAGTGGTTCGGCTACGTGCTCGCGGGCTCGACGGGACTGCACAAGATCATGACGCTCGTCGGGCCGAGGCGCTCGGGTAAGAGCACGATCGCATGGGTCCTTGAGCAGCTGCTCGGCGGGACGGGGCAGGTCGACCACCCGACGATGGCGCGGCTCGCCGAGCCCTTCGGGCTCGCGCCCATGCTGGGCAAGCGCCTTGCGATCGTCGGGGATGCACGGATCGGCAAGAGCGATCCCGCCATCGTCGAGAAGCTGCTCATGATCTCGGGTGAGGACCCGGTAACCGTGAACCGGAAGAACCGCGACGAGCTGAACGTCAAGCTCGGCGCGCGGCTCATGATCGTCTCGAACGACATGCCCGACCTTCGCGACTCGACGGGCGCACTCGCGTCGCGGTTCCTGCCGCTGCGCATCCGCGTCGAAGGGTTCCTCGGTCGCGAGGACTTCAACCTGAAGCGGACGCTCGCCGACGAGCTGCCGGGCATCTTCACATGGGCGCTCGACGGCGCGGACCGGCTGTGGGACCGGGAAGGCCGGTTCACGATCGGCGAGAGCGTCGCGGCGTCGATGGAAGACGTCGAGCGGTCGGCGAGCCCGATCAAGGCGTTCGCGTCCGACTGCCTCGTGATGGACATGTCGCCCGAAGCCATGTCGCCGAAAGACAGCGTGTACGAGGCTTACACGCTGTGGTGCGCGAGCGAGGGGTACATGGCGAAGGGGAAGAACGTCTTCTTCCGCGACCTGCTCGCGGCGTACCCGGGGCAGCTCGAAGGCTCGCGCACGCGCATCGACGGCCGCCAAGTCCAAGTGCTTCGCGGCGCGCGTCTCAGCTCCGAAATCTGATTACGGAGCGTGACAATTTTGCTGTGCAGGGATCGAAGGCCGATCCCTGCACAGCGATCCCTGCACAGCTACTTCGGGTGATGTCCTAGTCACTTGGTATGTTATCTGATCGTGATCTGTGCAGGGATGTGTGCAGGGATGCTGTGCAGGGATGCGTGCAGGGTTCGAAGAGTCTTTGACCTGCGGTGTGCAGGGATTGCAGGGTTTATCCTGATCTCTTATGTGAGAATCAAAAATTAGAACATATGTAGTACAACATAGAATGTAGAACTGAAAATGCAACCGATCCCTGCACACCTGCACAGCGATCCCTGCACAGGCTCGAAAATCGGCTACCGAGCGTGACATTCGAGAGGACGAGCGATGGACGACGAGAGCGACCCGACATACGAGCTTGCACGGCGACCGTGGTCAGGCGAACTGAACGTGAACCCGTGGGATGCGATCTTGGGGGAGGTGCGCCGGAGCGCGTACCGCGCGGCGTGGATCGACGAGCGGATCGACCTTGAGGCGAAGCGCGAGCGCGCGCTCATCGACTCGGACGGGGGCGACTTCGAGAAGGCGACCGATTACGAGATCGCCGTGCGCCTGCGGGGCGACGAGCTGCGGCAGTGGATCGAGCAGAGTCGCAAAGAGCGCGCGCACCTCACGAAGGTCGCGGCCGACGCGGTGCGCGCGGGGCTCTCTGAGCGATACATCGATTCGCTGCGTGCTGAGGCGCAGATGATCGCTCGGGCGCTCACGAAGGCGCTCGACGCCGCCGATCTCGACGATTCCCAGCGCGCCCGCGCGAGCGCCGCGCTTCGCGAAGCGCTCGCCGACATGGGGCCGATGCTCGCGGCCCGGCAAGAGAGCATGTCGGGTACCGTCGCGATCCGGCCG